CAGCGTGGGCGAGAGCATCAGCGAATTGCGCCGGATGTAATCGCTCCAAATCATCTTGGTCAAATCCTTGATCCCTTTGATGATCTCCGCCAATTGCTGTTTCGCCTTCGCGCGGGTGTTCATCTGATCGAAGCAGAGAACATTTGTCTCGTACCGCTTGCGTTCGCGGTTGTAGGTCTTCCGCGTGCTGCCCCATCCCACCGAAATGGCTTGCGGCGTGCAAGCGTTGGACACGCAATCCGTGCTCTGCGTATCGAACACATCCCAGGACTGGGACAAGTCCGGTGCGCCGACGTGCACGTGATCGTACACGTGGGTGGTTCCAGTGAATGCTTCCCACGGCATGGTGGCGACATGGCCAATCCACGCATCGTCGGTGGGAAACCAGTCCTTCAAGATGTCCTTATCGAAATGGGGACTCTGGTCAAACAAAAAATCGAAGAAAGATGAGCAATTCCAGGTTGACATAGCGTTTTATACTGTTAACTTTACAAGTGTTGTGACAATACTTCATGCCAAAAGCCCACACGGGCGTTTGTTTGCGGGGATTATCGCTACTTCGGGACCGAGGTGTGTCCCTCGTGGCTTTGCGCCACGATGGCCCGTCAACCGGGCTAACTCCTACCATTTTTTACAGCTTGGCTTGCTGGACTGTTTTAAGACTCGTCCCGTCTGTCGCTCGCGAGTTCGACAACGCGTTTACGTCATGGCGAATGATTTACTCTGATGTGCTAAATCTGTCAATTTATTTTTAACCCCGCAAAATAATGAAGCTAAACCAAAGACCAGGAACCGGAAAAATAACCGTTACATGCACCTATTGCGGAACGCAATTCCAGCGTTATGCAAGTTTGCAAATCAATCCAAAAACAGGAGAGCCAAGAAAGATCGTAAAGTGCCCGGACTGTCGCACGGTTCCATGGCAAAAAAGATTCGAGGCCATGGTGGACAAATCTGCTGGACCGGATGCGTGTTGGCCGTTTACTGGAGGATTAAACGCGGATGGCTATGGCCATTTTCCATGCAGCATAAATGGAAAACTGGAACAAAGATCAAATCGAATCGCTCATCTTCTGTGGATTGGACCAATCCACGAAGGCATGTACGTCCTTCATACATGCAAACAAAATCGTCGGTGTTGTAATCCAAAACATCTATACACTCACATTGATAACCAATCGGAGAACACAAGAAAGCAAGTTGAGGATGGGACGCATTACACCAAAAATCATCCGGGAGTTGAGATTTACAATGCTCTGCTTGACGACGAAAAAGTAAGATATATACGATCCAATTATCGAAGGGGGAATGTGGATAATCTGGCGAAAATGTTTGGGGTCTCGAAGGCGACAATTCGAGATGTTTGGAATGGTCGAAGCTGGAAGCACGTCAAACCAACCGATCCGCACCCGCCCCCTCCCCAACCCACGGAAGAAATTCCTTCAAAGATTTAATCGGCCATAGCGTGTTCGCCTGCAACTTTCGCCAGTTCTCCAACGCGTTCGGATACCCATAAAATTGCTCCTTGTATCCCACCTGATTCTCAAATGCCCACGCGTAATGATCGAAGAAAATGCCGTCCATTTTCAACCATGCCGGATTCATCAAATGGCCTTTGTGGGATTGAATCAACTGTGGGGGCTCGTGCCGGTCGAACTTATCCCCAGGACTAAACTTCCACGCTCTCAGCCATTCACCGTGATTATTGCCGTACGTGCCATCCTTTGTTGACACGATATTCACACCCAGAAAGTACCGGCATTTGATGGCTGCGCGATTCGCGTTACCATCCTCCGAGAAGTAATCAATGAACCGTTCGAGGATATCCGCGCGCCACAATTCGTCGGCATCCATTTGCATCAGGATGCACGGAATTTTTATCTGTTCGAGGGCCGCATTGCACATATCCACCTTGCCATCCCACATCTCCCTCTGAATCACTGTCACGCGCGGGTGGGTCTCGATCATCTTCAAAAATTGAGAGGTGCCATCTTCGGATAATCCTGGAAGTTGCTGCCGACACCATGCGGTGCAATGAGTATTATTCGCGGCTCCCTCGATGATGTACCAGTGCCAATCCAATTTGGTGGATTGGAGGGTGAAGAAAATTGTCGGGAGTGTGGGCATCCCGTTTAAGACGATGGTGAAGATGCAGGTTTTCATACGGGTGTAGCCCAAGTGCACTTACTACAAATTCCTTCCGCCTTGTGCTCCATATTCATCCTCCATTTTTCCCCTTCTGAGAAAATATCTGAGTATGGTTGCTCAATCAGGTTGCCCAATCGAACGGTCAACGCATAATCTTGGCAACATCCAAATACATCTCCATTTGGCAACACAACATTGGAGTGCCATCGGTTCATCGTACACCTCATTGGGCCTCGAATATCCTTACTTGGAACGTTGGATAAATTACCACCCCTATTAATCATCTCTGGTAATTCCAGCATGATATTTTTTATTGCGAGGTGGCGTTTAATAAAATCGGATGGAGAATTCATCGCCATGTAAGTTGCCTTCACGCGCGTCTCCAAAAACTGTTCATGGGTCTCCACCCACCGCTCCTCCGGGAGCACGAGCGCCTTGCCATCCGGAACGTGGATTCTCACCACGGCGGGTTGGATGGATTTCAAAACGGCAACACAACATGGTTTCATTCCCACGAGTGTGGTGTAAAGATGCACTGGCCTCCCGGTGGCGTATGCCGCCTCAATCATGCGGCACGCGTTGGGATTCAGGAACGGCTCGGAGAATCCTGAAAAATGGATTTGCGTGCCTGCGGGAATCTTGCCAAGGATCGTGTGAAAATCCTCAACCGCCATCACGCGCTTGGGGTCTTTGTAAGCCGCGCCGAGTTTGTCTTGTGGACAAAATCCACAACCCAAGCAATTGCTCACTGAGAGGGTCATTTCCATGTGGCTCACAACAATCCTTTCTCCTTCAACATCGCCAACTCCTCAGTTGAGAATTTCTGGGCGTAAAATACTGGCGCATCGACCGGTAAAGGCCTGGTTCTGTCGCACCCGAACGATAGCCTTTTCACCCGCTTATCGCCGAACTTCTGCTCAATCTTCACAAACTTCCGCTCCGGCAAATTGTCGTGCAACCCGAGTTCGTCCTTGTGGCGTTCGTCGCCAAGCGCCAAGTATTCTGAAACGAAGGTGGGAATAAACCGGTGCCGTACCAGGAACAACGATTGGCTGCATTCCATGAACGGCTCCGACTCCTGCTTGTGGCCAAACACGAAGTCACCATCACCCATGTCTTTGTAGATTTGCTCCACCCATGGACCGAACGCCAAGCAATCAGACTCGATGTATAGCAAATCCGTCTCGTTCGTATAGGCAATCATCGCGAGTGCACACACCGCAGCCGACCAACCGCAGAAATCACGATCCTTAGAACCGTCGAGGAGTGCTCCGATGTGGCCAAGGTTGCCACTCAGAGTAATAAATGATCCGGCACATTCTTGATTGGTTAGATGATTCGCGGCGTGCCTGCCACCCACCTCTATAACCACCAGATTTTCTGGCGATGGATTAGCGTACTTTGAGACGTTATTTTTCCAAATACATGCAAAAAATGGGTCTTTGTAAAACCCAGAGCAGAGGGTGTATTTCATTTCGTCGCCTCGATACGGCAGGTTTCGCGGTTATCTTTGTCTTTTCCTATTACCTTCCAATGCGAATCCATCGTGGGATCAAAATCCACTTCCCCCATCTTTTCCTCACTGAATCCGGCGCACCATAAAACACGCATGACCAGTTCAGGGTTCCAAATCGTTAAATGACCGTGACCACGGATGATGTCTCGCGCGTGTTCCCAATCCAGCCGGTCCAGAACCGGGATGCACAAGCGGAACGTGCCACCGGGTTTTATAATCCGGTAAACTTCATCAAAGAACGCCAACGCTTGTGGACCTGAAATATGTTCCGCACCGTGTTCGCAGAATACGAAATTAACCGAGTTGTCCTCGTAAGGCAATCGTCGGGTTATGTCCACTTCGGCGTCGTGATTCACGAAGCCTTCGAGTCGGTTGCCTCCACAGCAAAATTGGATTTTCATTCAATTTCTTTTCACCGTCCGATTGTGAAGTATGCTCGTCACCGTCATGGCGATAATGTTTTTGGATTGCGGGTCCAATCCATCGAAATCTTTTTTGGTGAATTTAACCAAATCGCTATCGCCCACCTTGTGAATCGCCGCGCATTCGGCGCAAATCACAATTGAGCCGCGTTTTACTGGCTGCGAATTCTGCAAATCAGAAATCATTGTGATTTCACTTTCACACGAAAGGCAGTGGAGGGGTTCTTTTAGTTCGGTGGGTTCGGTCATACAATCGGCCATTTTAGTTGATTCGCTCTCACAAATCGCTGTGCGGATTCGCGGTTGAAAAGATTTCCAACACTCTCCCGAAACTGCGCCGAATGCCATTCAGGTTCATGGATGATATGGGCGCATAAAGCGTCCTCCTCATGCCCACCGCGCAGGTTTATCATGGATCGCATGATCAAGTCCCACTGTTCGCGCGCCACGATAAAATCAGGGAATTCCCCACCATGCTCCATCCACCAACGCTTGGTAAAAACAAAAATGTCTGCGCCGACGTGTTTCCATGAATTATTCTTGATGCTTTGCGCGTTCAGTGGCCCATTCACCTTGGCGTGCTCCCATCGCGATGACCAGAATGGTGGTTCAGTATTCAGCAACCGCTCAGTCAAATCCGAGACAAAAATGGTATCGTCATTTGTGAGGCAAATAAGGTCGTCTGGTTGCGCCTGTTCCGCCGCGATGTTGATAATATCGTTCACGAACGGCAGCGGTTTAGACTCCCCAACCGATTGGGCAGTGCGGGGCAATTGGGCATCCGGGATCGGACACGGAATCCATCTCCCCTTTTTGTATTCCTGTTCCCATGATGCCTTGGCCACACCGTGACGGTACCCCGCATCCTGTTGACGGTATGGGTAATCGTTCCACACGTGAACAATCCGGCGTTCGATCTTTTTCTTGGACACAATCTGCATGAGGGTTTCAATGATTCTGTCCTGAGATTCCTTTTTTGGAAAGTCACCGTACCGGATACGCAGTACATGGTTTGGCTGCGACGGCGACCCGTGCCACATATCCGGACGGTCCGTGACCAATGCGATTACCGGTAGCGATGGCACCGCGTTGGCAAGATGAAGGGGGCCGCTGTCTGTGGCGATGAGGCATGATGCTACCCTGAAAGCATGAAGGAGATCGTAAAAGTGTTGCATTCTAACCTCTGACAAATCCCACACCTCGAAATCTTTTTTGAGTGATTCCATCAAAGCGAGGAGCTCTCTGCGAAATGGAAATGGAGACGATCTCCCGGAGTGACAAAAGATGAGGATGGGTCGATTGCGCTTGTCTTCTATCTCTGGATCGATATCGACGTTGGTTGCTGGTGGGGTGCGGTTATCAAACACGAGTGGCAATTTCCCCCACAGGTGCATTTTCCCAACCAGTCTCCACGCCTCCTTGCAATACGAATCGGTTTGCCGCTCCACTGGAGTGCCGTAGCATTGAACCACCATCACCCGATCAAATTCCTGCGTTCTCTCAGCCGCCTCCGCCACTGGCAGGCAATTGGAATAATGCGTATCCACCACGGCGGGCTCAACATACGTCACGCCATCGAGCAAGGAGGCAAACTCACGGGCGATGTAAAACGTTACGTGGTTGCCTTGCTGGAATTCATGGAGCGCAAGAGGGAGTGCGTTGCAGCAATCTCCCAATGCCCCAAGGCAGATGATAGCGATCTTGCTCACATCGTCTTATCGAAAGCAGCTAACGCTCCCTCGGATTCCTCCGCTGGCGGAGTGACTTGCTCAACCCCAGGCTTGCCCGGTGCGCTGCCTTTGAGTGTCGCAAGATCGGAATCGCGTTTCGCCAACTCCGCCTCCAGTTGCCGCATACGATAGACAAGCGCCGGAAACGCGGCGACACGATTACGCACATGGGCATCGAACACCACTTTTTGCTCCATCGGCATCGCGCTCCGGTCGGAGAAATAATTATCCGCCATCGCGCTGCCTTTCGCCAACGCCTCGTTCCATCCCTTGTCATCGGCACGCTCGCCAAAGATATCCTTGTCCTTCTCCTGAATATCCTTGTTCACCTGTGCCCACAGGCTATTTCGACGTTCGGTGATTTGAACGGTTTGAGCGGCGTTGTCCTTTTCGCGTTGAACACCTTTATCCTTCCATTCCTGGAGAGCGGCAACGGCTTTCTCTCCGAGTTGGCGGATGTCCTTCCGATGTTGCAATACAATCGCCGCCGCCTCAGTGCCAAATTTCTTTGATGCCAACCGTGCGGCGAGTCCAAGCGGTTGGGAATACACCTCGTCAAAATCCTGTGGTGTTGCCCTACGTTCCTTCACCGGGTACTTGCCGGTGGTTTCGTCGGCGGGTTGGGATCGGTCTTCCTCGTACACGATCAGTTCTCCCATGTCCCGATGCGCGCGGGCAATCGCATCCTGGTAGGGTTTTTCGTAATTGGTTTTGTAATCGGGGGACCGTTCGTAATTGTAGAATTTAACCTCCTCCTGCAACGAGGCATAAGCCTTCTCGATGACGCCGAGTTTTTCCGCGAGTTGTTTGCGCTCGGTCTCGGTCTGTGGGACGCGTCCATTCAACTCATCGTACTTGGCTTGGAGCACAACCATATCCGCCTTGGTTTGCTTCAAGTCCTTGTAACCCTTCAATCCCCATCCGCGAAATTCCTTATCGGTTTTATACCGGGGGACTTGCACACCATCCTCCTCATCGAATTCGGGTGTTGGTGAGGCCGCGGGCTTGGCGGGTGCGGTCGGTTTTGACGCCGCTGGCTTTGCCGGCGCTGATGGCTTGGCAGGAGTCGTTGGTGCGGGCTTTACCGGCGCTGCGGGAGCCGCGGGTGCGGCCGGCGCCGGAGCGGTATCGAGATCAAATTGAGATTCAAACGCCTCGGTTGCTGATGGTGTATCTCCTCCGGGAGCCGGTGTGGAGGGTGCGGGAGTAGATGGAGCGGGTGCTACTGGGGTGGAGGGTTCAGGAGGCATAAGTGTTATTTTTTGATTGTCGAAAATGTATCTACTTCCACTTAATAAATAAAACCAGTTGTTCTCCCCGCACCTCCCGGTTGAACGAGTACCAGGGATTTGAAGCAAGCCATTTTTCCATTGCTCCCCGCATAAACCTTTCGTGCATGGGAGGGAAAATTATTTCGCAATCGTTCCATGTGGGAGTAATCATTTATTTCCCCCTGTATTATCCAACGATGGCATGGCAAGCCGTCTCTCTGGAAATGGCGCGCGAGGAGATGGGCGAGGTTCACCCAGGTTAAGGGTGGTGTCAATGAAGTCCCGAACGGCTTTTACTTGCTCCTGGGTGGGAGTATTGGTGAGGCAGTATTCCGAGAGGGAATGCGTGAGAACATTCAATAGCAAATCGGATCGCGACATATCGCGCCATTGTTTTGCTACTTCTGTTTGGGATAAGAATCTTTCCTTGGCGGAAAGGTGTGGCGGCAGTGGAGGAGTTGCGGTCTCGCTCATGGGCATCTTTTAGCAAACGGTAAAATTCACGTCAACGGTTTTCCATGCAGTGGTATTACTGAGTGCGAATCGGCACATTCTGGCGCAAGCCAGGGATGGCAGATTCAGGATATTGCAGAGCGGTCTTTGGTTTTCGGGTAACAGGAAAACCATAGCGGTCGGTGTCCGACTTTCTTGCTGCCCACTCAACCACTCCAGGAATGGATGACTTCATTAGTTCACCAAGGAATTGTTGGCGTTGCGTCGGGTCCAAACCCTTAAGCGAGTCCTCTGCTTGCCGAACAAAAGGCGTTTCCTCAATCAAGCCGGAATATGCAGCCATCACCGCGTCGGGATAGCTTTGGTTTTCCTTGTCCTTCTTGTGCAATTTTGAGTCAACCACCCGGCGCATGGTTGCACCGATCTGCAATTGCTCCAGCAATGGATTGTGAATCAGCGCCGGTGGAATATCGTGACCGAATACTCTCAACGAACCCGCCCCCACATCTTGCGGGTCGCGCTTATGGCCCTTCTGATAATAACCCCCAACGTTCTCCGGATTAAAAAACCCAATAGCCATGACTGCCAAACCCAATGACCCGCGTTTCAGGTTGCGGATAATAACATCAGCCTCCTCGGGTCTCAGGTTATCCAACCCGGAGGATAGTGCCCGCGCAAGCCGCACTGACCCGATTGCGGTTCCAAACGAATACTCAAACGCTCGCTTTACGATGTTCAGCGGAATGCGGACGATGGGGAGTTCAAACCGCGCGGCGGTTTGGGCAACTTTCCCCGTCAAGGTTGGTTTGCCAGTGGCTTTGTCTGCCTCTCCAAATCTGGCTACGGCGCGATTGAATGCGTCTGCCAGCATATTCTTCTCAGTGAAGATTTGACGGTTGGCGTCCTTGTAGGCATCCAACCCAATCTTCGACTGCACGATGGGATCGGTGATGTCTAATCCGCTTTTTGCAGCCGCATCCATGCGCTTGTCGAAGGAGCGGTAAAACTCATTCTGGCGGGCTGGCTCTTTTAATGCGCTGTGGATGTTGGCGATATAATCTTTCAGTTCACGTGGCATCAATTCAGGCTTACCGTAGAGCAGGTCGATGTCCGACTGTCCTGTTTTCAATTTTTGAAGTGATGCCTTGAAAAGATTGCGCCATGTTCCTTTAACCGCCTCGGTTTCGGCACTAAGGCTGAATCCGCCTTGGCGTGGAGCTTTTTCCGCCACCTTGGACAATATTGGCAGTTTTGAAATAACACCTCCCACCGCCTCCTCTGCCGGTGTTATGCCAATCAATTCCCCGGATGCGCTGGTGAGTTTTGCCAGAATGGAGGGCCACGCAAGGACAAACGTTCTTCGCCACTTGGCAATGCCATCCAAAACCTTTTCCGCACGACTCCGGTTGGCCAGCCTATCCTTCATCAGCCCGCGCTCAAAATCTAGCTTAGTGCGTTCGTAATTGGCCTTTAGCCGATTACCCTCCTCATCAAGCGACACCGCCTTGCGTGGCTGTTTGGAGAAATCGCCTTTGGCTAGTTTGTCTTGCAACTCGGCAATCCGGTTTTTAATCCGGGTTTTGGCCGCCTTAAGCGCGGTTGCTGCGGGGTCTCTCTCGGGTTTGGGTTGAATCAAATCCCTCGCCCAATCACGCTCGTCCTTCAACGCCTCCAACCGCGCCCGCTTGGCTTCCAATTCCGGGGTGGATGGAGTTTTTGATGGTTGCTTGCCTTTGGGGAAAACTTCGCCGGATTTTAATTGGCGTTCCAGTTCGGCAATCCGGGCATCCAATTGCTTTCCGGCTAACTGAATGCGCTGTTCGTCGGTTATCTCACGCGGACCAAAGAGTTCGTCGAACTGCTTTTTAAGCGCGTCACGGCGAGTCTTTAAATCAATAGCTTCTTGGTCGAGGGGGGTGGGCGTCTTGGTTTTTATGGTCCGCTGTCCGGAGCGAATCTGCAAATCCAAATCATCAATCTCGTTCTTGAGTCGGGTTTTAATGGCTCCCAATGCGGACTGCAACTGCTTGGCAGGGTCTGTCACCGCGATGCCCAGCCTGCGTTTCATCTCGTTCACGATTTTAATCAGCTTCCGCTCCTGTGCGCCTGGGGTTCTACGCTCCACACCGGTCTTGAGCGGAGGTTGCCCTTTGTTCATGTCCTCGATCTTGCCCAATTGCTGCAACTCGCCCTTCATACGGCGAAGCTCCACGCTGATTTCGTCCTTGCTCAACTCCTTAAAATCGCCGTAACCGGAGATCGCGTCCATAGTAGTGCGGCGCTCGATGTCCGGGAAGATGCCTTTGAGGATTCCGTGAACATAATCCACCAACTTGTCCGAATCCCTTATTCCCATCTGCACCGCGTTCTTGGCGAGCTTTTGAATCCAACTTCCCAATTCCGTGACCGGAGTTCCCTGCGCTGCACGTTCCTCAATACCCTGCTTTATGCCAATCTCGCGCGTCACCAAGTCGGGCGTTGTTGGCGCGTTGGGTTTTGATGCCTCCTCCTTGGCATCCTTAACCAGTTCGGTGGTTTTGCCTTTGGCTTGCGCGTCGGAAAGTTTCTGGTTCAGTTCGGCGATATGCTTTTCGTAGGCTTCCTGTTGCGCCTTTAGCTTATCGTGAAGTTGCTGGATTTCGGCTCGCTGCGCGTCGCTCAACTGGGCCCCGCCGTTGGCTGCACGCTTGCGGGTCTCCATCGCGGCGAGCGAATAGTCCTCGTTGGCCATCATCTTACGGGCGTTGAGGCCGCGTCCAAGCTGTGTGCCGGAAACCTTGGTGGCGGCATCCAGTTCCAATAGGTCGTCGCTGAGTTGGGAGGAGAGCAAGCGATTGGATTCAATTCCCGGCTCATATCCGTTCTCAATGTCCCGGTTGAGGTTGGCCAACGCCTTATCCAAACTATTCCGCAGCATGATGCGACGGTGCAACAGGATGGCGTTTTGCGTATCCAAGTCGAGCCAGTCCGCCGGTTTTCCGGTGTTGGAAATCTCTTTGGTGAGCCGATAACCAATGTCCGGGTCTTGGTCCACCAAGTTCATCGCGTGATCCCACAGCGAGCCAAAACTTTCGCGGGCCACACTCATCATTTTTGGTAGTCCGCGTTGCGCTCTCTCTGCGTCCACTGCGGCATTTTTGTTGCTCGCGGTAAATTGTCGCTCTGGGGCGAATTCCGAAGGCACCGCGCCACCCATGCCCACCATTTCGGGTTGTGAAGTGGCGGCGTGTTGGGATTTTGCCGCATCAATGATCTCATTGAGAGTTTGCGCCTTAACATGCGTGGTGTTGGCTTTTAACATTCCCTCATTGTCATCCGGTCCCTTGAGTTGCTTCATTTGATCCCTCGACTGAGCGCGCAAATCGTCGCGTTGTTTTTCAAGCGCGGGAATGTCCTCTGGTTTTATGTTTTGCGCGATCTTGGATGGCGAATCCGGACCATATCGAGTGCGCTTTATCCAATCGACTAATTGCTGCGGACTCATGTTCAGCAATTCGGACGCGCTAGGGGTGGCGCCTACTTGTGGTGCTTCTTTGTCATTTTCTCCGCGTGCATCGCCAGTGCGTGACTCTGGCTCATTGGCTTGTGGCTGTGTTGCGGGAGTTTCCTTCCCTTGCTCGCCTGGTTCCACTCGTTCACGTCCACCCCCTGTTTCTCCAACTCCTTCTTGTGGATGTTGAAGTACGCTGCTTGGGCTTTGCTCTTGTATGGCATTGGGTGTTTCCTCATCCAGATTCCAGGTTTTAACTTCCGGTTCCGGTTTTTCTGGCAAGACCGGAGCGCGGCTTTGACGGGCAAGCAATTCCTGTGGTGAAATCGGGGTTCCGCTCTGCGTGTCCAAAGGCTCGAAATTCTCCACGCGCAATTCAGGCTCCGCGCCTTTGGGTGTCTGCATGAATCGACCGAGTGAATATGGACCCTGAATTGGGGAATTCGGAAGGCGCGGCGACTGCACAATTGGCTCTCCCACTCCTTGTCCCTTGGGAACATATCTGTCCACAAACTGCTTGGATAGCATGTCAGCACCACCTTTAATTCCAGCGTGTGCCCCTAATGCGGTAAACCCAAGCTCCTGAGCCCCGTCTGCTATAAGGGAGGAAATTTTATCGTTGTCACGTTCCGATTCCGGTTTTCCCATTTCTTCTCCCAAGGCTCGGAATGTTCCCGGCACATGCCTTGCCATATCCGCGACAAATCCAGCCGCGATCAACTTTTGAGCCGTTGCTGGCAGTCCTCCTATTGCAAGGAATGGCGCACTCTTGGCAACCCCTAAAGACACCTTGGCTAAAACGGCGGCAGCGCGGTTATTGGGATCGGAAGAAATATCGCTTATGGTTTTCTCCGTGGGCAGTTCGTAGCCCATGAATGCCGCTGGCACATTTCCAGTAAACTCGCTGCCCGCTGGCAGGCTGGTGAATCCTAATTTTCTTAACCCGCCAGAAAATCCAGCCGCTATATCTGATACGGCGGCTTTGGGTAGGGATGTTATCAATCCCTCGTCGCTATATTTCACGCTTGCATCAGGTCCGGGAAATTCTTTTGCGGCTGCTTCCAAACCAATCGCCGGAGCGGTAGGGTTGTTGGCGGGAATTGGAATTTGAAAGCCTTCACCAGGCAATGCGATGCGATTCTGGTTGTAAAGAGCGAGGCGGTATTTGTCGTATGGGTCAGTGCCGACTTTGGAAAGGTCTAAAGATGATGGCTTTTCGTCGCCTATCACCTCGAATTGATCTGGTGTTGCCGGCGCATTTCCAATTACCTCGAATTGATTCGGGTCCAACGCCATGTCTTAATCCTCATCCTGCCAATTATCGGTGGCTGGTTGGTTGGGAACAAAAGCGCCATTGGTGATCGTCCCAATTTCCCCCGTGGCTTTGTTGCGGACGGTTTTCCCTTCCAACGGACTTAACGGCGATTTAACCGGTGCGGTCGGTGGATTTAAATCGCCACCCGGACTCACCTTCCAACTTAGGCTCGGTGTAGGTGGAATGGTGTTGGTCGTGATATTAAACCTTGGTCCAATCTTGTTCGCCAAATCCGCCACATTGGTAGTCGTGACCGAAGATGGCTGAATATCTGGCAAAATCATTCGGTGTTCGCCCGCATCGTTTATAGTGTAAACGTCATGCCCCGGTTTTCCAGGAAGATGTGCGGTAACTTGCGGTGTTTCCAGACGCTTTTCTTTGTCTGCCGCTTGGTCCGCACGCTGTTGGGCGATTTGATTCTGGAGATTGTATTTATCCAACATCCCTAAATGGTAGGCATTGCTTTCAGCCAGAGATTGGGCCGCACGCTGGTTTTCCGCCGCAATGGTGTTTTGGTTGCGCTGGTTCTCACCTGTGATGGCGTTAGCTGCGCGTTGGTTCTCGGCGTCAATCACTGACTGATTGTGAATCATCTGCTGTTGGATTTGCCATTGCTGCAACGCCCGGTCCTGCGCGGCTCTCTCGCCAGCAGCCTGTCTTGCTGCGGCCTCATCCGAGGAGCGCATGGACGCCTCCTGCAATGCCGTGGCGTTTCGATCTCGCGCAATCGCCGACTGACTCGCCATCTCCGCGAGTTGTGCGCCCAAGCGACCGCCCGCCGAGGCAGCTTGAACAAAATCGCTCGGTTGCACGTTGAGCCATGGAGGTACGTATGCTGCTGGCATATTTTTATTCTCCGTATATAATAAACGTGTGAGAACTAAACACGCAAAATGGGGTAGGCTTGGAGCAACCATACGGTGGAGTAAATACCCACCTATTTCCATCCGGTTTTGGAACAATATTAGGATTGGAAAAAAACAAGATTGTTGGCCGTGGCTTGGCTCTAAATCCAAAAATGGATACGGGAAAACAAAAGTGAAAGGTGTTACGATATCGACTCACCGACTTTCGGCAAAACTCTCTGGAATTAAAATAGATGGCATATCCATACTTCACCAATGCGATAACAGGATATGCTGCAATCCGAATCACCTTTTTGGAGGCTCTCAAAAGCAGAACGTGAGAGACGCAGTTTCCAAAGGCAGGATGCCGATGAAACTTTCGGATGCTCAAATAAATCAAATACGAAAGCGCCACAAGCATGGCGAGGACCAAGAAAAGCTCGCCAAAGAATTCGGCGTTAATCAGGGGCATATTAGTAAAATAGTTAATTTTTTAAGACGTAATTAAAATGTCGATGCGGAATATCCCGGCAGCATAAGGGTTGTTCCCACCGGCGTGTGATACGTTTGAACCGCTGGTGTTGCGCCGGATTGCCACCATGGACGTGCGCCGCCAATTCCGCCACCAGTGCCACCCGCTGGAGATTGAGTTTGCTGCAAATACTTATCAAATAATTCCTGTTGTTGCTTTGCTGCCGCTGCGGGATCAGGGGCCGCATTCCATACCGCGTTCTGGGTGGCAATTTCAGTTTGCAACGCGGGATCGAGCGTTTGAGTCTTGGAGATGCCGGTGATGGCATTTAAGTAATCAGCCAAACCCTGTTGCTGCATTTTCTCCGTGGTGAGTCCAAGATTTGCCAACCCCTGATACCCGGCAAACTGGCTGTTCGGCATCCCGGAGGTAACTCCAAAGTTCGCGGCCTGGGTGCGAATGTTGTTGATCGTTGAAGGCGATAACACGCCATTTAATTCGTTCATTATGTTTGAACTGATTTGCGAGTTGGAGCCACTAAGGTTGGGATATACCGCGGAGAGATCAGCGGCCGGGTTGGGATTACTGATGTCACCGGGCACCATGCCGTATGCACCCTTTCCGGTTTGCGGATTAGGACTCTGCGCGCCTATCGTTGTGGATGTAATTCCGCCTCCTCCGGTAAATGGATACGCTCCAGGTGTGCCGGCAGCAATTATCTGGTTGCTTACTGGCGATGTATAGACTTGTGCCCGTCCAGTATTTCCGACCGTTAAAAAGGGGTAATTTGTTGCCATAAATCAAATCATTCCAATGTTTGCGCGGAACGCTCCCACTGCCCCCGCTGGCCTGATTGAGATTGGAGTCTGACTCACCGGGAATCGGTCCCGCAATTCAAGATTCAATTCGTGAACGGCATTTTGCTCTCCCGCCCTGCCGCCCGCAATGTCTCCCGCGTCTCCCATCCGAATCGCCTGAATCATGCTCCCAATCGCATCCAGATTGGAAATCAAAACTAAATCATTGTCGTTCTCCACTGGGATGAATTGGAGTTTAACCAGCGCGGCAACCTGCTTCACGCCGTTGGCCGCGGAACAACAGTTGGCGTGCGGAAGACCGGGAAGTTTGGTGAAACGAAAATCCGGGGTGACATCCGTTGGATCGTAAATCGCGCAATTCTGCAACACGTCGTTGTCCGGGTCGTAATAAAACATTTGGCCCGGTCCCGAGGTTTTATCCCGCAACACGCGCGTTACCTCGCGGAATCTCATCGGGGTGGATGCGAATGGAATTTGATTGGTGATCGTTACGCCTTCCTGCCAAATGCCGGAGGAAGTTTTCGTACGCACCACCTGCCCGTTGGAGTCGAGGCCAAAAATTGTGACTTTCTTTCCCACATCGGCTCTCACCGCGGGGTACGATCGGACATAGAAGTTTTTCCCGCACGGCACTTGGAAATACACCGGGGTGGTGCCTTGGTTTTCCATCGCCAAATTGCCACGGCACGCGAATCCATCCACCGTGAATCCCAGACTTTGAATTTCGCGATGGGAGGCGAGGTGGGTGAATTGAAACCAGTTGTTCCAAACATTGATCGGCGTGCCACAGGTGTTCACCGCAAGCACAGTCCCAACCTGGCGAGGCCACACCAGGCATTCATTGTGAATGCAAAACCGCATCAGTTGGACGGTGCCCCAAAAATTCCCTCGGGTCATCAGCATTCGGACTGACTTGTTGAGATAGTCCATGAATTCGTCGCTGGTGCCGCAAACACCAGAGACCCGCGCGAGCGAGCGAGATTGTTTGGCTTGTCCGAATGTAAGCATTGATTGGCTTTTACGCTTAATTTGGAATTATATCAATGGAAAATACGCAAGGGGTTTTGAACCCAGTCCTCATCGAAGAAATAAACATCCCCGCTGGAGTAGTCGATTCCTATTCCGCCGCCATCGTTTGAGCCTCCCATTAAAATCTCACAGAGAATCGTGTTGGTGGCGGGATCAATCACCACCACCTCTCCAAAAACATCCAAACAGATAATAGCCTTCGTGACCGGATTGTAATTAATCCACTGGAATGGCCCCGTGCTGGTAACCGGAGTGATGGTGGTATCCACTCCAAAGGTTGAGGCATTGAATGCCACAATGTTGTTGCTGAAGGATTGTCCAACAAACAAACGATTACTGACCGGATCATAAGCCACACGTCCACGCGCGGTGAACACATTTCCAGTGTTCTTGTCGGTAATTAATGTGGAGATCGGGAAATTAGTCAGTGTGGCAAAAATAAAACCCGTGAAATTCACCAGCACGATATTGTTGGGGTAGTAAGCAATTCCGTTTGCTCCCGCCCCTCCGGTGTCCACATTGCGTGTCAGTGTGAGGGTGTGCGGATCATATTCGCAGATGTGTTGAGTGCCACCAATTAGAATGAATGTGTACCACTTGTCCGCCTCCGGGCTGTAAACCCAATGGGGTGGTGACGCGAAATTTCCACCCACTGGAGGCGCCATGGTGCCAATGATTCCACCGTCTATATCGGTGACGGTGGCTGTTGCTGAATCCGTCTGAAACACCCATCTCTTGTTCGAGGTGGAGAACGCATTGGATGGATTCAGCGTGCCGTCCGTGCTGGAACTGGCGAGCGTAATGGTTGCCTTAACCACGTTGTTGGCGGTGTCAATGATGACAACCTTTCCATCATCCTTATCCACCAGTGCCAGTCGGCGGGTGGCGGGATCGTAGGTGGAATCCAGCGGACCATCCGGTGTGCCAGCGATTGTGTTGATCGAGTTTCCAGTATCCACAACGCACGATGGACCAGTAACACAATGAAGTGCGCCACTATCCACCACCGATTGCACCCACACCTCCAATTGTGATTGGGCTTGTGTGGTGGCATCTGACACAGAGATGTTGCTGGTGACGGCTCCAGCGTTGCCAGTGATTATTCCGGTATTGAGATCGAGGGAAATCCAAGACGGCACTGTACCGGTAAAGGTGAGCGTGCCCACGTCGCACGTGTGTGTGGTGGTAACCACCGTGTTGTAGAAAATAGGAACATTGTCACTGCCGCATGGAGCAATCGATTGCGCGTAGGCCTGGACGCACTCGGCAATCATCTCGTTTACGATCAAATCAATTTCATCCTGGGTGGCACCGGATGGAATCGTCTTAACGATCACTCCACCACTCAGGCAATTCATCACCAAGGGTGGGTAATCGCCAGCGAATCCAGGGGCAAACGGGAGGGTGTAGGTGATGGTGCCCGCTGGTACCACCACGGTTTGTATGCTGTTATCAGGACAGGTCACCTCCACGCTTGTGATATCGTTCTGATACGATTTGTTGGCGTTCAGGTTGTAGAGCACGAGCGGGAATTGGAGGCAATCAGTAATCGACACACATGGCTCGCATTGATCGGCATCCGCAACAGCCACACAGAGAGGCTTGCATTGAGCAATTTGATATTTTGTTTCGGGCACAAGTGAGGCTTTAAATCTGGCGCCCCGAAATTTACATGATCCGGTGAATTGAAAACGGACCTGAAAGGTGAGCCCGATGCGCGTTGGACGTTTGGTGTTGGGATCACAATCCATCACTGATGGTGATCCTAATCCAATGGGAGTCCGGTATTGCGTGGGTTTGGTTGGATCAGTATTGTCGCCACAAATTCCAAACTCGGTCCACTTGGTCCAACAGTCGGAATAATTCGGGCGATACCACACCTCCACATTCACCACACCCCGGATGTCGGAAAGGTACATCTCACCATCCAACAACTCCACCAAATCAAATTGGCCTTTGATTTTGGTGTTGTTGTAGAGCGCGGCGGATTCAAACGAGTAGGTGACCGGCGTATTCGCATTGTCGAAGGCAGCATCGTCCGTCCTTTGGATTTCAAACAACCGGATCAGACTCAACACGGAATCATAACAAAAGGCGTAGCACCGTTCCACGCCGTTGAATACTCCCGCCACCAGTTGCAACACATTCATCCCAGTCCAAAGCCCATCGTAAATTGAGGGAGCCTTGCCGCGAAGATTGCTGATCGGATCGAAATTGAGTGCAATGATCCCCTGACAAAACACACCAAGGGGTCCGTTGGTTGGAAGAATCGCGAGCAGATTCCGATTATCAAACACTGCCTCGCTCTCGAATTGAACCAGGGTGGGATTGTCCTGCTTTAATATAGGTTCCACCTCGCGACTCTGGGGGACATTTCCCCACGTATCAAATTCTCTGCGTGCCAAGATGAGGGATCGAATTCCGTCAATGGCGCGGAAAATAATGTCTCCGTTGGAGAGTTGAGTGCCGTTCTGGGACAACGCGCCGGCCCCAATCAACGCTTGCGTGAGGATGGGATTGGTGATCGAAGTCCATGTAAAACGGTCCACCGGAGCGGCACAGGAAAACGCGGCCATGGTGGTGAACACCTGCAATGGTCCCTGTCCCAATGAACTATCAAGCGTGGCGGAAAAACGCATCGCGCGAATATCCCCCAACGCACCCGGCACGCGAAACGCTCCACCACCCGCGAGATAAGTATTTTCGGTCACACGCAAAGGAGCATCCCGAAAATTATAAACATCTGTGCCGCTCGTTCCGCCGTCGATGTCTGAGGCGATGAAGGAAAACCCGTCCGTGAGCGCCATCCAGTTTCTCCCCATTCCATACACACCCATCCGTCCAGGCGGCAATTCCGGGAGCGCGGTGATATCCCCAGTCATTGGGTCTCCGGGTGTCCCTCCCACATTCTGCAATGTTATCACATTTGTGGTGACCGGGGTTTTTGGAAAAATGAAATATTGCCCGTTTCCAATCCACACCACTTGTGCGGCTCCAGTGAATATTGGAGCCACTGCGATATCCACCAACGGGGCCACCGTAAAATCCGCCGCGAGCGTGCCTACAGTAACACTAGGAGCGGAGGAGTTGATGGTGATAAGACTTCCCGCGGGATGTGTGTTGATGGTGGAATTCTGACCGCTGATAAAACTTACCCGCGTCAACCTGGCGTTGATATTTCCTCCGGGTTGTTGCGATACGAAAGTATAAATAAACTGTTCGTTTACAATTGTGAGAATGGTTCCGTTTGCGATGGGATTGTTGTTGGAATCCACCAAATTACTTGTCAGCGCCACGGTTGGTGTCACTGTCCCGGACGGGATGGTTTGCAGCAATGTGCCAACCCTATTGGGATACGAAATAATCGCCTCGCCGGAAGTATGCGCTATGTCAGGATCGTAGTATGGTGTTATGGTGGCGCTCGGAGTCGAAACACTGCCGGTACTCAGGAGGGTGAATTGCTTTCCATTGACGATGACGGGAACATTCGTTGGACCGGTATATGGAACAGAAACCGTGATGGCAACATTGGCTCCCACGGATGGCGTGACGAAACTTCCCACGATGGTTGCCAGAACCTTGTTTGATCCATTGGAGCGACGGGAGGTGTTGCCGTCAAAAAATATCGGGAGGCTCACACCGTCATTTACGATCACGAATCTTTCCGATTGCCATAACCACGCCTGTTGCGGATATGCGGGGTTCGGGTCGTTCGGCACTGAAATATCAAGCACTGTAGCAGTTGTTCCGTTTGGAAAGAATTGAAACAGCTTCCCTCCAATGGAGGCAACCAATGATTGCGCTCCAGTATCCGGTTGGTAGAAACAGGCACCCTGAAACGCGCGCTGTGTACATAAGGCTTGCAGTACTGAATCACCACCAAAATTCAGATTGATCTCCCGAATGGAGGGGCGATGCGTTCCATAACCTCCACGGAACGTCATGTTCGTGGACATCGAGACCTGATTGGGGGCTAGGAGTTGTGGCGCGAGTCCGTTATTAACACCGGCATCCAATGCGCCGATGCCGTCCACCAACAATTCACCGGGCGTTTGTTTTGCCATGGATTAGAAAAGCGGGATTGCCACCAGACTTAATTCAACTGCCTTGAGGGAGCCGGCGTAGGGAGTCGCGTCGATTGTGCCGAACATTTCAATCGTGTCACCCGCCGCCGCCGCATACGTCACGGCCGGAAATGCGCCTTGAATGAACGTTCCGGTTTTTGTGGTGGTGGTCGGAGTTTCCAGGCCCACTAATGCGTTGGCGATATCGGCTGGACCATTTACCACCTCGCGTAATTTCAATGCGATGTTTTCCGGTGATGCGAAAGTGGCCACGTCGTAATCCAAGCGGTAGGTGGCGAGAAGGAGATATGTCCTTGCCGCGAGCACAATGCTCCCACTCAGGAGTTGGACCGAGGAGTTGGAGAGTGCCTGTGAGCCACCAGTTTTGTAACTCGTGATTGCGGGAAGCAGGGTGGAGGAGGGTTGGGTGCCACTGGGAGAAACTTGAGCGGGGGCGGCGATCGTTTCGCCCGCGTGCGTGTTGCCACCGTAGTTCAAATACTGAACTGTCATGCTCGCCGCACCGGGCTTGGAGGTGATTTGAAAAGTTCCCGCGCCCTCGATGAAAATATTTTGACCAACCGTGGCCCATGCCGATGATCCAACCTGAATCGTTACTGAGTCGCCAATGTTGGGAACGTTGAAATCGGCGGTGGTGAGAGTGAACGCATTTATTCCCGCCGCTCCCGGATCACCGGGCGTTCCCTCGGGACCAGGAATGTTTACCGTTTCAGAGGTTGGGCACGGATTGCAACATTGAATAGGAACGCTCATGGCGTTCATATCGCACCCGGACCTAAAAAATGTCAATCGAAAAGGATTTAGGTCTCCACTGATTCCGGTACAGGATCATCCGAAAACTTGATTCCTTTTTCCTGTGCCTCCTTGATTTGCGGGAGGAGTGATCCCAGAGATTCCACTTTTACGTAGAGACCCATGCCTTTGATCTCATCCGCGTGATCGTGGCATTCCTGAATCGCCTCCTCGATGGTATCACCCAGTCCGATGACTGATCCGATCTCGTCCCCGATTACAGCCACGTCGTGGTTTTGAGGCACCACTGATTCCACATCCTTGGAAATATTCACCGAGTGGAACAGAGTCACGTAGGGTTGCACGTCTTCCGGTACGCTCACATTCATCCAATGCTTGTGCGCCCAATCGGAATAAATCATTGCCTCCGCTCCAAACTGAGAATGGTTTTTAATTGGAACATTCTCTCCAGCCGCGCCATGCCACATCACATCCCCGAGGTTTTTCATGTTCGCGATTTGAATCGCACTGCTTGGGATCGGCGTACGGTTGGTGACATCGATCAGGTAGGGCAGGGAGTCCTCTCCAATGCGGATTTCAGTGGATAGAAAATTCCGGTAGTTGGTCTTTTTAAGAAACTCCTCCAGTCTCGAATTCACCTCGCGCACCTCCTCCGGCAAATCGTCGTAAGGCATCACGGAGGCGAGCAACCCGGCATCCTTTTTCTCCCAACCAGCCATTGCCACATTGGGCCATGAGCCGGTGAAAATGCCATCATACCCAACCTCGAATTCAGTCTCGATTTCATCCTCAACAATGAACGTCGCCATGTGTTGCAGGGGACCGAGACGGTAGGCAATTTCATCGAGACGTGGTTGGGAAAGTTCATAATTGATGTGATGCCAGCTTTCCATGTCGCCGCGAAACTTGGAGAGTTTGATAAAACAATTTTCCTTTTTCTTCAACAACTCCCTCAATGCGTCCAGGCCTTTTACTTGCTGGCATGGCTGGACCGGGAGACCAACCGATTTCATCAACTCCTTGGTTTGCCAGCGATGCAATTCCAGATTGGCACCCATGCGTGACCCCCATACCCGCTTGCCAACGGAATCAAGATACACCTGGAGATCACCATTGTAGCAGTCCGGGAACACGAACAAATCCACCTTGTTGATGTGATTCCAAAAATCAGTGACCCGTACCACTCCATCATACCCGTATCCCGGAACAATCTCGGTCATGGAGGGGAAAGCGCGGGACCACGGAGTGAAATACAGGACAACGCCAAAGAATTTTGTCAGCGCGTTGGCGAGTCCGATGTTGAGCCCGCTATCATAAACGAGCACGCGGCGATTGGAGTAATCCCCACTCATTGAAAAAGCGCGTTAATCGTCGCCTCGTAATCAGACCAATCAACTCCCATCACCGCGGCCACTGTGCGCTCCACTCCAGTGGCTAAACAGTGTTGAAAACGATATGGCGCGCGGGGAGAATCACCGGGCTCGCTCTCATCATCTTCCTTCCGGTTTTGCTCATACTCCATATCGAAGGCATCCACTGCGGCCTGGGTGATCCCACACCACTCGCACAACTTCACCTCCACCAGTTCATGGAGCGCCACCAGAAATTCATAACGTGAATCGTGCATTTGACTCACGCGAATTTGGAGGGATTTATCCTCGCCATAGAACCAATCACCACAAGTTGGGTAACGTTGTTCTGAGTGAGGAATGGTTTTGATTACAATGGAGTTCAATTTTCAGCCATGGGGTTGGGGGATGGCTTTGCGGCATTTCTCATCCCACTCATCGCGGTATCCGCCAATGCCTTTCCGGTGTCCAGCTTGATATCATTCGCCGCCTTCGCGTCGGTGTGTTGGGTTTGCTGGCGGAATTTCAATTCCTTGTGGCGCAACTGTTGAGCCGCTTTCTGCTCCTGAATCTTCATCTTGGTCTGCATCTCCGCGATTTGACCCTGAATTTTTGCCATGGTCTCGGGATCGAGTTTGTTCCCGTTCTGTTGCTGTGCCGCCTGTTGCTGGCGTTGAGCGAACGCGCGAACCTGATTCATCATCTCGGAAAGAGCATCCGTGAATTCCTTCACCTGCGCCTTGTTGTTCTCGTCCTGCGCAATGATTTGGATGTGCTTGCCAATGTACTTCGCGACGGACTGCAAACCAATCACGTCCTGTGGTGTGCCCACGCCTCCAGTCTGGTTGATGCGTCCAATCACTTGCGCCATCATTTTAAGGAGGGTCACCACCTGTTCAGGATGGTTTAAACCCTCCTTCGGTTCCATGTCCACTCCAAGCATGAGCGTGCCGAAAGATTGCTGTGCATCGTGAATCGAATCAGTGACCTTGGGAGTCGCGTTGAGCGGAGCCACCCGGTTGGCTTTCTTGGCGTTGTTGGTGATCGCGAGCACGTAATCGTGTTTGATCTCCTGTTGCGCGTTAGGATCGAACAATTGCAAATGATTCACCAGTTCGGTCGCCTCCGCGATTTCGATCGTACGATTGCCTCCTCCCAAAACTTGCTCCACCTCGATATCCCAACGTTCGGAATTCAGCCATTGTTCCGGCACACCATCATCCAGACATTGTTGACGGAATTTCTTCACGTCAAAATCACTGGAGTCCTTCATGGCAAATCGGCGGGCAATCTCCATCGCCGCGAAATACTCTTGCCGGTAGGCCCGTCCAATCATGGTCGCCATGAGCGCGCTCGCCTGTGCAAGCACGGCCTGGGTCTCGTACTTCGTGCGTTCCTTCTTGGTGCCGGTATCCGGCGCCTGGGTGTATTGCGAGGAGTTTTCGGAAATCTTTTGATTCAAACTTGCGGCGAGACTTTCCACCAAACCCACATTCACCTGGTAACGCTCATCCGCCTTCACCATGTTCAATCCATCCGGGAGAATTCCCACGATGCCTTGCAAAATCAATTGTTGCAAACGATCCCGGTCGGATGGGTCTTGCACACGAAAGAGGAGCATTAGTTGCTCCATAACGTGTTGCGTGAACTGGCAGTTGACCCGGTTCATTATCCAACACAGGTCGTAGAGAATCCACGCGAGCGAACGAATCGAGTGATACTTGAACGGCGGAACGTTGTTGCCGTCGCCGAATTGGAAATGGATGATGTTGTCGAGTTTTTGGGCGAACGGTTTCTCGCTGTGAAAGACAAATTCTGTGGTGCCGGCATCGAGATTTTGGCCGGTGACCGGACGGCAATCGTCATCGAGAATAATGTCCCGATACCATCCGTTTTTATTCGGGTCGGAAAACTCCTCCTCGCGGTGGTAGAAGTCCCAGAAATAAATCATCGGCGCGGAATCCGCATCGTAGAAGCATTGGTTTTGCTTCACCAACTCCGTCATTTGCTCCGGTTGGTTGGACCAGTCGTAGTTGTGGGAGTTAGTGTTTAGGTCTTTGAAAGTATTGAGAATCTTTTTGACCTGGGGCATGTTCCAACCGGGATCGGTATTCTTTCCGGCGAGGAAAGTTTTCTTAATCAACTGGCCTGGCCGCATGATTCTCCGCACCGCGAAGTAACGGAGGTTTTGGCCAGAGAGATCGGTATCTGTCGGAATCAAAATATCCTGTATGCCGGCAAAGTCCGGGAGTGGGGATTGCGAATCCCACCAAATCCGCGCGCCCACACCGTGCAACACCACGCCACCCCAGACACAATCCATCGTGTGGTAATACTCACGATTATTACGGATGATCCGGTTGATGTTTTCGGTGATCGTTAATCCCCACTCCTTTTGCTTGTCGGTCGGCGCTTTCGGCAACGAGACCGTGAAAAAGTTTCCCGTCTTGGTGAACGCCGTCTCGTACTGATTACGAGCCTTGTGAAGAATGTCGGTGCCTTTTTTCTCATTGTAGTTTATGAGAATCCCGTGCTCCTTGCATTCCTTCTCGGTCCACGGCGCCTCGCCGTTGTAAAACGAATTGAGGATGGCCCGGTTCGGCGAACGCTGAATCTCAGCATTCTTCATCGTGTTGATGACCGAACCAACTTTGTTGGCGCTTGAAAAGTTGATATATCCTCCTTATTTTTTCTTTAGCTTAGGACGCAGCAAATCAATCAATTTCCCATCTTTTGACCTATGGAATATCGCAGTGTCTTTGGGAATAAAATCGAGCGTGACGTGATTTTTTGGGGAGTCAGGTTTCTTGGCATCAACAAAAATAGGTGGTAGTTCGGCAGTCCCCCAAAAATGAAAAATGGATTTGGTGTGAAGTGCCCTCGGAACAACCACCGATGCACTCCCAATATCGAACGCCTGCGAGGAATCCTTCACGCTCGCGATTTTATCGAACACATCAAAGGCGTCGTTGGGATAAACCGCGACACCGTTCAAGTATTCTTCTGGCATTCCCACTTGTCCCTGTTGCTTCACAATAGTACCCATGAATCGCTTTGGGCATTCGTCGTATTCCTTGGCGATGTAATCCAGCCATCCGGGGAAAATCGGAATCGCGTCTGGTTCTAACCAAAGGAAGTTGTGTTTGCAGGTTTCCTTTACTTGGCGAGCGGCATTTAGGAATGCAATATTCGGCCCCCACACGCGTTCGCCTTCTTTGGGAATCGGTGTGGTCACAATCATTGTTGAGACATGGTGGAAAACCGGTCGAGCCAGTTCCATCAACTCGCGCATTTTTTCCTGCGGTACCTTGGAGTCAGCGCAGAGCAGGAGTGAGTGCGGTTTGCAGGAGCCAAGTTCAACGATCCATTGGATGAGTTTTTGGGCGGATTCGAGATCACCTTGGTGATAGGGTAATGTAACTAATAACGGGTTCATGTTTGCGGGGTGTTGTTTAGCATTTTGTTTGTTTTTGCGAACTGGCCGAAAATTCTAATAGCGGCCTCGTCGTATGCATTTGCCGCCGCCTCCTTGGTTGGGAATCTTCCAACCCAAACTTTTCCAACTTTTACCCTAAATCTTTTAGTTTGCCTGCAAAGTGTAACGCCCTTAAACCCTGTGGAATTATCTTTTCGGAGTTTCTGATTGGCTTGGTTTTGTGAATCGGAGCAAAATCTTAAATTGGATTTCTGATTGTTTAAACCATTACCGTCTTTGTGATCTACTTTGGAACCAAAACACTGCATAGCGAAATGGTGCATAAACATCCCCATTGGCTTGCCTTTTATGTGGGTTGTTCTTTTCGCGTATATCAACTCGCCTTTACGGACGACCATTTTGTGCCAGAGAAATTGATTCAGTATTTCAAAATCCTCATCGTCCACTAATGCTTTAAGCGGACTGTTGCTAAGATTTATTTCTTTCATCCAATTCTCGTATTATCCAACATTTCGGCTGTTCGCGTCTAAATTTTTCTATCATTGGTGCGGGCATTCCTGAAATCACATGCTCGAAAGGAACGTGGATTTTTAATGGCAGGAAGCACCAACATTGGGAACATGTGTGCAAATTTTCCTCGCCTTCAACTTTGAGTTTGAGGTTGTTTTTTTCCTCGGTTTGCTCGCGGATGACTTCGGCGATGCGTTCGATGGGTTTGAATCCAGACTGATTATGCGGACAGGGACCACCCGCGGAAACATGTAAACAAACGTTGGCACGAGCCTGCGATATTTCCGGCTCCACTGGCTTGGCCCCCTCTCCCAACCATCGCAATAAAATGCGCGCGCCATTGCTAAGTCCTCCAATTGTGGCTCCCACAGCTTGCACACGATCTCTTAGGTGGATTGGACTGAAAAGACGAGCCGGTGTAAAACTGATCGGTTTTTTTTTAACGTATGCGGCATCGTATCCCAGGCGAACACATTGCGCCTCGTCCACATCCTCTTTTACTTCCGGCAGGGTGGCGCGTTTGAAATTGTTTGCGGTGCGGCATTTAAGAATTTCGGAGCAAATCTCAGCGAACGGCGACATGGAGCGAAACTTTTTTATCACCTTTCCGTTGTTGTCCATCTGCTCGAAAATCCATCCGCCTGGAGGAAGTGTGTTGGTGTTTTTGAGTGCCATGCTTTTCGGGTTTTACCGCGCTTTGGTTTTGCCGTCAATGATTAACAAGGCAACTGTGGTTCGGTCATTCTTTGATAAATAGATTTTCGCATGTGAGAATAGCGCGCCAATCCTGTTCCATCACAGGAGTCCGCCCCTATTTCCATAAATTTTTCATACCTTCCAGGTGTGTTGATCCTTCCCACATGGCACCACTTTCCAATCACCTTGGATGCTTTTACGATGTCGCTCGCGCCTTTGCTCAACTTCCATTCAGTGGTTCCACCTATGAAAATTGCACTGATGTCGTTCCATGGAATATCCAAATTCTCCTGACCATCCTGGCACACTAATGCGATTGGCCAATTTTTCAAAATGGGTTTCCAATGATAAAAACATTCCATGGTTCGCCTCGCCGATCCAACCACATCCGGCGCGGCCACGAATCTGCATAATGAGACTCTTGACTCGTGTTTTTTTAAAAGTGAAAGGAATCCTTTGGGTTCAAATTTGGAGAACGCTCCGTTATCGATTGCGAATTTACTATTTGGGTTTTTAGGCAATCGGTTGGTGAGAGGTGTAAAAAGCTGCTCCACTTTGCATCCAAGTTCTAATTCACATTCAGACAACTTTTGCGGGGTATCCAGCATTACAATCATAATTTATTTGCGGTGTGATTCAGTGCGGCGATTCTTTTCTGGCAAGCGGGACAGGTTCCGCATTGTTTGACGCCTCCGTTGTAGCAGGACCAGGTTTCATTAAAATCCACAGCATGCTGCCTCCCGATGTCCAGAATTTCCCATTTTCTTTTATCGTGATAAGGGGCGCATATCTCCACGAGAATTTCCTGAACGGCGTTGAGTGTATTAAATGCTTGCACGAATGCCATCCGGCAATCGGGAAACTCCGCCTCGTCATCTTTGTTCGCTGCGAATGTTACTGTATCAGCGCCCGCCGACACAGCGAGATTGCACGCGTGAGAAATCATGGTGGCGTTTCTCATGGGCACAATCATTGAACCAGTCCCATCTGTGAGGGTCGATCCCCGGAGTTGAGTGATGTCTATGATTGTGAAAGTGACACCCAGTCTTCGGCAATGAAGTTTTGCGAATTCCAACTCCTGAACGTGCTTTTGGCGATAATTGAAAAGAACGCAATGCACTCGATGACCTTTCGCCACGAGATCGTAGAGCATTACCACAGAGTCTATGCCGCCTGACAGGAGGTGGATTATGGTTTTTGGGATCATGCTATTTTCAGTTGTTTAGTTTTTAGAAGTTGATTTATTTTTCTCTGTTTTTCGTTGAGCCAATTTTTGTTCGGGCTCTTGGAATTGATGTCCCCACCGATGCGTTGAATGCGGAATCCTAATCGGCGGGCACCCTCCACGCTGATGCAATTCTCTACTAAAATACCATTTGCATAGTAAACATTATGCTCCTCAAGCGTTAGATTTATTACGAGCCTTGATTCTTGCGATAGTAATCGCCGCACAGTGACGGGAGCAGTGCGACGTTTTATTGTGCCGAAACGCAATAAATTTCGAGCCGCAAACAGCGCAAATTCTTTTATCGTTTTTAAGTCGTCGAGTGTTTTTTTGTTGGCATGAATTGGAGCAGAACCTAACAACTTTCTGGAGAGTTGTTGTTGAGAAATTGCGGCCGCAAAATACGCACACGTGATTTTTAGGTCGTCGTGATTTCCAAACCTTTTTGGCATTATTGGCGTGCCACTCAGTGCCACTCTTGGAGCCATGCCACGCACGGGCAGACTTGACTCCAGCCATCCAAAACCGTTTCGTTGCGTTAGGATTTCTTTTGTATCGATCCTTGATGTGTTTTCGCGCGTGTTCCCGAATATCAACCAGTTCCAAATTTTCGATTTTGTTATTCCTCCAATTGCCGTCTTTGTGATGCACGCACATATTTTTAGGAATACTCCCATTGTGCTCAACCCATATAACTCGGTGTAAAAGTCTCTCTGGGACGCCATGCCGGTTTTGGTCTTGATAATATCTGCCAGATGTTTGAACGCGGTACTTTCGTCCTTTGTAAATAACAAATTCAGGAATCGCCATGCGGGTAGATTATGGATGGATTCAATATCATTGGCAATGGAAAGATGTTTTAATTTTATCCATCCTGAATCTCTCGTAAAAATTCTATGCCTTCCTTTTCCGGTAAGATTTTCCCCGTTCGAGAAATCCACACTATAAATATCGTCAGAGTAGTGGCGGTGAATTGTTGCTATCCTGGTTGTTCCAAACGGTGTCACAATTTCGTCTCCGGGTGATAGATTCTGAATCTCAATGTCTCCTTTTGGGGTGGATATTTTTGTGGTTGGTATCCAACAAAACCAGTCGAATAAATCAGGCGACTTCTTCACGCGCTCTTTCATTTCGTCCTTGGGCTCCACCTCCATGCGATTGCCGGTTACAACGCTGAACAATCGCAACTGCCCCTCCAATGCTACTTCTCGGGATAGTCCACGGATTTGTTCGGACTCAATAGCTTCGCGAGTTGAAAACCATAATTCAGTGACCAGTTTTGAGTATTGTTCCTTGCAGGTCTTGAGCCGCTTGCCTCCCGGCGCCTTTGGGTCGGCAACATAAAGGTCGAACCGTACGGGTCTTTCGGTGGCCGAACCACCGGACTCCACCGGATGCGGGCATGTGTTTCCGTAAATTTTAGCAAAAGAAAAACCCAGGAGCGTTGATCCAAGTGAATCATAAAATATTTTCTCCGGTGGAATTCCAAGTTGGTCGCATTTGGTTTTTACCCAAGCCGCGATTTGTTCCGAGGCTTCGAGTTTGGCACTGAGTGAGATCGGCACAATCTCCGGCTTGAACACCTCCAGGATTTGCACGTTGTCGATATCCAATCCGAATCTTACCCGTCCAGCCACACACCGGTCTCCACCGCCGAATGCGGGATCGATGGCGTAGAGATCGGTCATCTCGCCTCCGCTCCAGATTACCGACTCAAACGCCTTGTGCCGCTCGCACAATCCCATCGTGATGACCCGGAACGAGACCATGCCTTGCGATGGCTTGCCGATGCCTTGCTGGTAATACTGCCACGAATCCTCGCCGTGGGTCTTGGCGAGATCGTCCACGAATTCTTTTTTGACGAGGTAGGGATATTTTTTCTCGCCGTCGTTGTTCGGGGTGTCGCGTCCATCGAACGCAATCACGTGAGCGTTGTACCATTTCGATTTCCACTCCTGGGTTTTCTTGGTGTCCTCGAAGGAATCCCATCCCTCCACCGGCTCCGCGGCGATGCACAAGGGATCGGAGATGTCGGTGGGGTTTCCCGCCATGGCTCCCTTGAAGGAGGCTCCATTCGCCATCCAATTCGCGTACGCATCGAGAAAGGAATGTTGCATCACCGCGGCCTCGTCGCCGTAGTGCGTCAATAAGCCGTCGTTTTTACCGGGCGAGTGGGGAGGCTTGGCACCCTGGTATTTCGCCATGCCCACAAATTTTCCACCCGAGATGCAGGGAATGCAGATGAGACCGGAATTGAGTTGGCGGGCTTTGTCGTTCTCCTCGTCAATGTCATTCGCGGTAATCGCCATCATGCTATCGAGCACGAATCCAGGGAGGTGGGGATAACGAGCCTTGGCGCGGTTGTAGAGACCTTTGATGCGTCCCCACACTTTTATTTCGAGCGAGCGTTTCTCGGTCGAGGAGATCATGCCGAACGAATTGAGCGGGTGTACGAAAAATGTGATGAGCGCATGGCAGGACATCGTGTGCGTCTTCGCGGAGGAGGCACTTCCCATGAGGACCGTGATTTGATTTTCCACGATGCGTCGCATTCCCAATACAAACCAACGGTGTTGATCGTCCTCCGGCCAGAGGATGCGATGCGCCTCCAGATACAAATCCGCCCGCGTGGTCCCTTGCTTGATGATAAATTCATCCGGTTGCCGGATCATGTAAATCACGATGTCCAACAAGCGCGAGCCTTCCGGCCACTGGAGTCCGTATTTAATCATTCAAACAATTGGTTTGCCGCTTGGATCATACAGTTGCTGGGTTTTTGGTTTCCGACAAATGGTTGACGCGCGGCATTAGATGACAAGGGCGGGATTTAACCGCCAACTCTCCATCGGTGTGGAGGGTAAATTCTTCGAGCGTGCAATAACATGAGCGCAATGCCACCCGCAAAAATGCAGTGCGGCTGGTGACCCCGAATTTGTAATACACGGCCTCTATGTGTTTCTCCACGGTCTTTTCCGTGATCTTCAACCGGGGCGCGATTTCTTTTTTCATCAGGCCGCGCAATATAAGTTGCGCCACTTGGTCCTCGCGTACGCTGAGTAATTTACCGGGGAGGCTCATGCTTTCTTTTTCTTGATATTTTATTCGCAAAATAATTTTTAAGGCCATTCCTGCGCTCGATGATCGCGTAGGTTATGGTTGTTGACCTGCCACGATCCACCGCGAGTTTCTTTTCTTCCAAATATTCCTCATACGCGATGGCGCATTGCTTATTCTCAAATGTATCGTCCGATTTCAATAGTCGTTTTGTTCATAAGGCCTGACACCGCTGGCAAAGTATTTGGTAATCGCCTGCTGGCAACCGTGGTTCAAATGTTCGAGGTATTTAATCTCGCGACGGATCAAATCGGTCATGGGTTTCTTGGTGCGGAGTTGCGCGGCCTTGGCCACGTAGTACTCGCCACGTCGCTGGAGCGCGACCATCTCACAGGAGGGGGTTTTGAAGGGTGGTCCCATATCACTCCATTCCCAACTCGGGTTGAAAGATTATTTTTTCACTTGAGGATGACGCCTCGATGGACGCGAGGATGAATTGCGCTGCGATTTGCGGCACGATTGCATTGCCGTAGCCCCGCAGGAGCCCCACACGGCCGGGAATCCCATGAGCTGTTGGAAAATTATGAATGATTATTTTCGACGTTTCCTTAGGAAGCTGTGACGCAACCTGTGACAACTTGCACATAATGTCTGCAAGTTTCGCTTGTGATTGTTTTTGTAGTTTTCGTCCCGGTGGTGGACGTGGAGAGTGTTTGATTTTCCGCACTTCTCGCATTGGGGTTTTAAATATTTTCTCGCCGCTCTGTGTTTTGCTGTTGATGACTGGCCCCAATTCCCGCGCAAGTTCGCACAATGCAGTGTACAGAAACGCCTCCGTTTGAAAGTGGACATATCCTCCAACACTCCATTGTACCGCTTTCGTGTGAATTTGATCCCGCAACGCTTGCATGGTTTCGGGGATTCCTTGATTCGAGGCCTTGGCATAACAAATTATTATTTCTTTGATTTTAGAAAGGCTATCAATCCACATTTCATCCACACCATTGGATAACCCATCAACCACGCTGAATGTGCCGGATTCAACGCGCCGCGTTTTTCCGTCCCGGCAGGGGATGAGGTCGAATTTTTCCCAATGCCCCAGACCTGCCTCCCCAACAATCCGTTGATTGGCGCTGTGCCGTCCGATGTTCCGTCCTTGTGATCGCGGGAGGTTGGCGTCGCCCATCCCGCCATTTGAGATATTGCTCCCAATCCGTGACCCGATGCCAATTCCGCCTTCGCATTCGGACTCCATTCCCGTCCGTCCTTTGCTTTGGGACTCGGCCACCCAGAACAACCGTTGCCGGATGTGCGGCGCTCCGACGCCCGCAGCGCACAAATCCGCGGCCCCGAAGATATATCCCAGGAAGACCATTTCAGCGCGTACTCCAGAGAGCCATTTACGTCCAGCCTTGCTTGCAACCTGCTCGCCAAAGACGATTGGAATCTCCAGTTCGCGGACGAGTTCGCGGAACCAAGGCCACACGTGGCGGGAATCTTTTTCGGCGAGTTTTTTACCGGCGACGGAGAATGGCTGGCAGGGGCATGAGCCGGTGGCGACCCTTTGCGTTTCCGGCCACCCGGCGATTTGGAGCGCGAGGGGCCACCCTCCGATGCCGGCGAAGAAATGGTGTTGTGTGTATTTTTTGATTTCATGGGCTTTTACTTTTTCAATGTCGCGTTCATCCACGTCGCCATCCGGGATCAGTTTTTGTTTTATCAACTCCCGGAGCCAGGCCGCCGCCTTAGGATCGTGCTCGTTGTAGTAGTTCATAGCGCCCGGATTCCCCGCAGGTAGTGCGCGCAAATCCTGTGGCTGTTCTCTGGTTTGTCCATGAGCAGGTTCACAAATTCATCATCCCAGACCATGGACTTGTGAAAGTGATGGCACACCAGCGCGGCGAATTTCCGGGCATGGAAATCAAACTTTTCCCGGATGGCGGATTCGGAATACTTGCCACCGAATCCACGCCGAACCAAATTAAGGACGATGGCGACCTTTTTTATTTTATCCTCCAGATTTCGTTTGGACTCCAGGAAGTCGGCGCAACGATTACAGCACAGGATGGGTTTCCATTCCGCGATGGTGAAAAGTTCCACGCCGTCATCCACCTCCACAGCTCCCTTGCGTCCGCATAATTTACATTGGTATTCGATATTCATAAGCGGTCAATTTCCTTTTCGAGAATGGTTTTTGGTTTTTGAACCTGCGCGCCGTTAATGATTGTTTTCTGGCTTGGCAGATAACCGGCTGATTTCCAGGCCGACAGAGTGCTTCCCCACCTTTTTATCGGCCTGCCTCCATTGGTCCAACCGTTACCCTCACATTTGTGGAAAAACCATTCAGCATCGGAAATCGGTATTCCCGACTTGGAACAGAACAATTTTACTTCTTCTATCGAGGGTTTTTTGAATTTGTTATTACCTGTAATTACATGTACCTGATTCCCTGCTTCTGTATATGCTTCTGCCTTTGCTTTCGGCAGGGGAGGTACCGGAGGGGAGGCGGGTAATTCGGGTTGGCGGGCGCGATCCCGGATGGCCTGGACTTTCTCACGGTTTACCTCCCGGTAGGCCTCCGCGTTGGCGATGGAGCGGTAATGCCGGTAATTGACGATGACCCAACCCCAATCCCGGTGGTCGTCCAGGCGTTGCAGGCGGGCGCCATCGAATTGGCTGGACCGGGAGCGTTTATCGGGCTGTTCCAGCTCGGTGATCGCGGCCTGGACGATTTTAAGCGGCACATTGGTTCGTCGGGCAATGGCGTCATGGGTCATATCGACCACGCCGTTTTGGTCGGCGAGCACGAGCATATCCATGAAGACCCAACGGGTTTGGCGGTTTTCGGCCAGGGAGGAGTCAAATATCTGGGTGAAGATTTTACCAAACATGGCATCAAAATCTAACTCCCGCCATCAACGCTGTGCCGCCCGTCCGGTGAAGAACTGGCGCGCTGATGGGGGAAGTTAAATTTTGATTTACAGACGGCACAGGGAGGTTGTCGCATGAAAGATTTTTTGTGTCAAGGGTTGAGATTGTTTTGACAATAAAAAGCGTGGGTGTTTTTATCTTGTAGCCCCGCACGTTCTTTGGGATGTACAAGCGCACGACCGGTTGTCGAATCCTCCGGTCATAGGTGAGGTAATCAATCCCACCACTGCCTCCGCGAGGGGGTGAGAAAATAATCCGCCGTTGCAGGTGTTGGTAATTCCAACAGCGCAGCGTGCCAGTCATGGGCCATACGCCAAGCACATTCGCCGCGCCAACCCTATCGCAGAAACACTACTGCAACCCGAACCGATCCTTTGCCAGGAGACTGACACGGCTGAATACAAAGCGCCCCTGACTACCCCAAAGCCCACGTTACGGAACCGCCAATCAAACAGGTTGGAGGCGGTTGCATGCCCGCGAATCAAAACTTTTTCCTGGCTCGACCCCTCGGTTGCACCGGAGTTGATAAAACCTTTGCCTCCTCCCACCCATTCATCACCCGCTGGTAAACCACATAATAAGGCAAACCCGCCTTGATGGATTTCTGCCGCAGGCTGGAAGGATTCAAGTTGTCACGGCCACCCTGACGGCGATTGTTCGCCTGATCCTTCCACGTCGCCCACCGGCAATTATCCGGCGAATAACCCTTGTCGTTCTCCTTCCTCTCCAAAGTCAGTCCAGATGGACATTCCCCCATGTCGGATAAAAAGTTGGTGTAACCCATCCGGCCACACCAGCGTGAGCACACCATAATTCCCCGCTGAAAATAACGCTCGGATCGGAAGTCACCTGGACGACAACGAGCGTGCATCGAGAGATATTTACCGTAAGTTAATGTGCGCTTGCCGTTGACTTTTTTTACCGCGCCAACAAACGAACCAACCGGACGACCACGCTTGCGTTTTTCATTCATAACATTTTCAAAATGCGGGATGGTTTGAGGGGGGAGTCCCGGGATGGGACCCGTCACGCGCATACTCCCGATGTGGATGGGTGGCATGGCGGTGACGGTAGAGCCCGCGAAAAGGAATCTATTATTTAATGTATGAAGTGTCAATTATGATAACACAATAGCTCATACATTTAATTACTCGAATGAAGTAACGAACTACTACTCAACAGCTTGCGATTGAATGTTTTCGCCGTTGTGGTTTTGATCGGGATCGGGAGACACAACTGGAGACACAGTTACAACGGGTTGTGGTTCGATCGGCGAGATCACTGGAGCCGCTCCGGTACGCTTTCCGGGTCGAAGTACTCCCGGTTTTGGATAAAGCAATGCCCAGAGTTTAGCTTTGGCGTCAATTAACTTGAGCCGTAACATGGGGTTTTTTGCTTTCGCGATGTCCTCATCTAGCAGGTCTATTTGCTGCGCCAATGTCTTCTTACGTTCCACTTCCGCCAGTTCCGTTTCATGGGCGGGTAGCTTGGCGGCTGGTGGAATCGCGATGTTATTCGCCAATTTTATAACCGTGGAGCGCCTTTGCATCTCTGCGGCATTTTCGCGGGTAAATAGCGGCATGAATCACTTTTACAATCTTCCGCCCGTTGTGTCCAGTTTTCTGGCGCACACTGTCCCATTTTTGTGTCCACTTTTTTGTGTCCTACAGACGTTATCGTTCGAGCGACACCACATTTGAGACAGTTTTGCCTGGACTTTGGACACTCGTGATTTGGCACGTATATCGCTCATGTGTTCGTATGAGTTACACACTTAAATATCGCACCCTCGGCAAACGTCCGAACACTGAGAAATGGGCAACCCGCCAAGTCTCGAGCGTTCGTGAAGCAATTGACTTTATGAATGCCAACAAGGAAACTGCTTTTCTCCCTGCCTCAGTCCACACCAATTCGTGGCGCAATCCGGAAGTAGTCGCGATCCTGAACCCGATTTTATGACAACCACGATTGCAATAGACGGTATTCCAGCAATTAAACTCAATAACGCCTTACGTCTATGCCATGAACGCCAGTTTAATGGCGAGGACTGGCAAGGCGCAGCCATTGATGGGTGGAACGAGCTTGGTTCCCCTAATGGTGAGGATGTTTTTAACTTCCTTGCAAGTAGTCCAGACCCGAGCTGTGACTGTGGGTTTTGTGCAACCGCGGATTGGCAAGATTGATTTATGAACAAACTTTCCGAATTGCAAGAGATGATCCAAGGCACCAGCAAAGTCCATCCAGACAAAAAAGCACGATGGGAAGCCATGAAGGCAATTGCATGGCGTCTGCGTGGCCTCAATGGGGAATACGTCGGGCTAAACTCACATGCTCAATGTTCCTTCGTTCCTGAATCCAGGGCCTTGGTATTTGACGGCCGAGACAACGAAGAAATTAAACTCGCCGTTTATCAGTCCGCACTAGGCCCGCTGATCGTTGAAATTTTACCCCAGACAAAATGAAAACACTAACTGGCCTGAATACTTGGATCTATACTTTCCCGCGTACCCCCAAGGGTAAATTGAAATACGAGCTCGCCCAAGAGCGGCTTAAATCGCGTGGCACCATCACCATCCTCTTTGTCTGCAATTCCTACGGGTTTGAATTCCGAAAATTTCGCATCGTGATATGATTTTATGAAAACACCAAAATGGCAATACTCAGGCGACGTAAACATGCTCGACTACGGCGGCCGCAATTGGCGTTGTGTCGGCAATCGCCAGTTTCAATTTATCGAATTGATAAATATGGATTCGGCCTGTGGCCGGGATAATGAGGGACATCCAAAATACCATGTCGAATTGCGGTTTGTGGATTTGAACGCTATTTCCGCCGATAACCTGCAATCGGCTTTGAATTCGTGCGGTTGGCAAGAAATGCCTGATACCGATGAAGCAAAGGCGGATTGTCTCGACTCGTACGGATGTCATGCCCCTCTTGGCCAGTGGAGCGGAAACAATGCCCGAAAACTAATGCGGGAAGCTTATCGGGAAGCTAATTCACTCTTGGATCAGTCCGCACTCTCATCCGCCATGGATAAAACCGTGAATAAAATCGGCTCCACCGCGCGTGAATTCATGCAAGGCGATATCTTTAGCGCCATGCAAAGAGGGTGCGAAGCCGGCAATCCTGATTCCAGGATAACAGCAAAGATGTACGGCATTCCCCAGAACGTCATAGATGACACCAGGCCGGTAGACTTCCTGCCTTATCTCATGGGTTATATGTGCGCCATGAATGGCGGAAACAGGGAGACCGATCCTGATACGTCACCCGAATACTTCCGCGGATACGAACGCGGGGAAAATGTCAAAGCCGGCAAATGCCCGGCTCCGGGTTGGATCAAACAAGCGTAACCCGGATACGGAGAATAAATATGAACACCAAACACAATTACCAGGCCATAGCCAACGCCATTATTGCCCATGGCAATTGCATCAATTCGGGTAACCAAGAATGGTTAACCCGATGGAAGAACCAAATCGCGGAGATCATCAAAAAAGACTTTCCCCATGGATCAGGATTTGACTGTGGTACCAAATTCAATATTGACGACAATTTGAAGTTTAACGGATCAAAACTTGTCTTCACTACGCAATTCCACCACATGAACGAAGGGGGATATTACGATGGCTGGACTGGCCATAAAATCACCGTCAAACCCTGCTTACTTTCCGGTTTTACCATTTCCATTTCCGGCCCAAATCGAAACGACATCAAGGAATTGATTCACGATTGGTTTTGGACTGCTTTGCAAGAGGACTGCACAGTCGAGGCCTGATTTAACCCACCACCAGACACTGCTTTATGATATCCCCGCAATTAGTTCGAGATTACCGGCAATTCCAAAATGCCGGCGCCTATTGCACTCCACCAGGACGCGCGGTCTGCGCGCTCCAGAATGCCCGCACATTGGACAAATGGCGAAAAGCTGAGCGGTCTAATTTGGTGCGACTGCGCGCCATTCCTGAGGAAGACAACTATTTCGACGTGTACGGCCACCTCGATAACGAAAAGGAACGTAAGGAAATTGAATCCTTGCTTAATCGCTGGGGATGCTATTGCGTCATTTCCGAGGTGAATCATGGCGATGAATCCCGCGACGATTGGCGCATTGCTGATTCTGTCGGCATGTGTGTCTATGCCAAACCGCTCGATCCCTTTGATAATTCCTACGTGATTGATTTGATGCGCGCGGCGCTTGATGCTGTGCCACAACCGGGAGAAAACTAATAAAACACTTCGAAAAATGAAAACTTTCTCCGTCGCCCTCAAACACGATGCCGGCAAAACAAACTTTGTCACCCAGGCTGAAAGTGTTGAATCCGCCATAAATGCGGTTTGCTGCGCGGAGAAGGCACCCAGGAGCGCGGTTTTGTCCTGTCACGCGGTTTTATCCCCCCAGGAAGCAAAGCACGTTAAAACGCGTCTGGAGCACCTCCGTCGGCAATTGCGCGCGGAACGGATCAGTTATTGGGAATTATGCGAATTGCAATCGTACGCGGATTACATTCCCCAAGAGGATGCCGAATTGAGAGAGGCAGCGGGATTGCCTGAATTCCCGGAATAAATTTATGCAAACACCACCACCTATCACACAAATGGAGATGTCAGAAAAAGACATCGAAATGGCTGAACGCGTAGCAAAACGTCTTGGCTATAGTCAAACCGTTTACACGTCCAGTAGCGCGCTCTGGGGTCTGTTCTGTCTCCCGGATCACGCCGCCCATAAATGCGGATGCGTTATCAAGACGGCGGAATTCGGCCTGATGTTCGTTTCCTGCCTTGAGGATTTGAAATTGCACGATCTGCACCAGGAACAAATCAATAACTTGAAAAATGAAAACTAGATATACCTCAAAATCCCTTGAAAAAGACGTGGCCGAACTGAACCAAAAACTAGCCACTCGCAACCATGAATACCGTTTTGTTGTAGGTGGTCGCTATGGCTACACCGCGATTGATTTGGCTACGCCAGAACAGGCGGCACAACATTGTTGCCAGCGTATGCTCATCGGTGGCACTCCGCGCGAATGTTTGAACGAATGTCATGCGTATATAGCGGCTCATCTTGTTTAATTTATGCACACCAAACTACAAACACCAGAACCCGCCTTGGACGATTTCACAATGGCGTACATCCTTGCAGCGTTATGGACCTTTGATGATGACGCGCCAAGCGGTGATTACGAGACTAGCGGACGGTTCCAGGAATTGTTTCCGCTCTTGGACGGCGATGCGATCCTGAAAATGGCGGATGACTGCGCGAGATTCCAAAAGGAAAATGCCGCACTCATCACCCAGGCGGAGTTAAGCGAATCACGCGCGGGCCATTGCTTTTGGCTTTCCCGGAACGGGCACGGCTCCGGTTTCTTTGACGAATATTCTATTTCGGAATGCGATAAATTTAAAGACGTGTCGCGTTCCAGGGAATTGCGCGACGATCGTACTTGCCAATGTAAATTTCACGCTTGCCAACGGTTGCAGGAAAAGGCGCGTGAATTCGGAACCGTGGACATTTACACCGGTGACGATCAGAAGATTTATCAGTCCCCATAACCTAAGCCCTGCACCAAAATTCCAAATGAAAAAAACACCAGTTGAAATTCAATCATTCGGCAAATCCGGTGAGATTCTTTCTCATCGGGTGTATCAATCCGATCTCGCTTATCTCGCCGGCACGTGCTGCTTTTGGCGGCCGGTTGAATGCGAGGCGCAGCAACTCCAGGCCACGGGAGCCAAGCTGAAACAACGCATCGGCAAAGTTTTGAAGGAAAAAGCACTACTCAAATGAAACTAAAATGGTACTACAAAATAATGGGCGGCCACACTCACGTCCGCGTGTTCTGCAACGGCGCTAAATGCGGTGATCTCGTTTTCCGAAATGAGGAATTCGATAACCTGCAACCAGGCGCCGGCCGTCAAACCTTTGGACCTTACGCACACGTGGAATTTATCGAGGAAAAATGAGAGGTGGGTGGGATTTACCACCCACCCACCATCTACGTTTAAACCCCGCGTAACTGGGTGGTCGCCACCATGAGATCACCTTTTTCCAGGATCAGCGCACCGTCTGCGGTAACAAATGCCTTGCACTCATCATCACCGAACGCCTCCAGGCATTCAATAAATGTGGAGGCGTTTAAGTTTAATTTACGGGTAAGTTTATCGATCTTCACATTAACCGAGCCCCCGGCTCCTTTGTGCTCCAGGCACCCGCCGTCGATAATGACATCGGAGCGCAGCTTGCCCTCCTCACCCGCCATGGAGAAAATGCTACGGAAGACCGGGAGCCACTCCACTGGCTTAAAGGAGCCAATGCCGGTGCGTTTGGCGGTCTCCAGATTTTCAAGCATGGCGGGAAACTTGGCGTCAAATAATCCGCACTCGTACATGCCGCCATCAAATTCCACCTTAACACGGTTGGATGAACAGCAAAGCACAGCGCCGACATTCCGCAAACTGCTCACCAAGTTGGCCACAAAGGGGTAGGGCACCAGGATTTCACATGCTGGCGCAATCGCCGCCTTTTCGATTTTCGCAAAAATGATTCCGGTAGCAGCCATGGTGACGATCTTTTTCGGCGATAATTTGATGCACACGCCGTACAGGTTGGTCCGTGAATCTTCTTTGCGCGATGCAAACTTTACCTTGTCCATACAGTCCGCCAAATCGGAGCAATTGACTCCCACCTTGGGCATTTTGTCGGTGGGGATGGTTGGAAATTCATTGGCGGAAAATGTGTTTAGCAGGAATGTTCCCTGGGATCGAATCTTGAGATTTGCACCGCTCATTTCAATTGTAACGCTCTCTCCAAACAGGGGGAGAATGGTTTGAATCGATCCCAGAGTGACGCACACCGGTTTTAGATCACCCTCGCAATCCACCTCGGTTACCGAACTTTGGTTTTGATCGTTGGCGGAGATTTTGAATCTCCCGTTGGCTGCCTCCAGTTTGAGGTAACGCGGGACATCAGAGGAGGCCTTGGCGCGCAGAATATCCGCGGCCGGTTTTAACGCTTGGGCTAATAGTTCTTTGGTGAGTTTCATAATTTAAAACCAAATTCCGCGCAGCAATATTTTAGGCGCCACGTTGAAAGCAAGGGCGAATTTCTCCACATCGGCCAGCAATACCCGTTGCCGCCCGGTTTCGATGTTGGCGATACTGCCACGGGTGAGCCCTACACGTTTGGACAAATCCAATTGCGTCCAACCAAGAAGGGTTCTCATTTGCTCCACCTTGGCTCCAAATTGGCGATAGCATGGCTCAATCATTGGATTAAGAAGTTTGCGAGTGCCGCGCGTTTGTCTTTCGGGATGACGGTTAAGACCACACGGTTGTCTTTCCTCGTGCGGGTGATTTCAATGTCACCGTTGGGAGAATGCTCCGCCCGGACTTTGACAGTCACAATTGATCCTCGCCGCACATCATGCGGAATTTCCTCGTTAGATAAGTCAATAATCTGCATGTTTATTCAGGGTATAATTTCATCGGAGTTTTCATTTTGTGCCGTCTCCGTTTCCGGCAAATCAGGGAGCGATGGGCGCTCCGCATCTTTCAACACCATCCAATCCCTGGGTTGGCAAATGTATTTATTGCCATCCACCAGGCGCGTGCCGGTCGAATACGAAGGCCAGGTATTGGTCTTGAGGCACCGCGCGTAAAACTTGAGAGCGAAACGGTATTTGGATCGCCCGATCTCCAAAAAGTCTTCACCCAGAACCGGGAACGGTTGCGCCACCTCGTACGGGGGCTTGTTTTCTTGAACAATGAAAACCCAATCCGGCCGGTCCTCGCCGGTTGCCTCGATATACAAATCTTTGTAGAGAGCGGCTTGGGCATCGTAATGACGGTCGAAAATCGTCTTTTCAAACGTCGGTGGATTGCAGGAAACGGCAGTCTTGAGATCACCCAGAGTCTTGCCCCACTTGGGGTGTTTGACATCAGGTACAAAGTCCATGAGCGACTTAACCGGGATCACCAGGCCGGTTTCAGGATCGTGATATTCGCCGATCACCATTACTTGGCGTTGCGACACCGCCAATAACTCGGTTGCTTCCTTGCACTCAGACATCGCCGCCTGTGCCTTGGTTGCCCGGTCGATGATCTTTTGCTTCACAATGATCTTGCCCGCGGCAATCATCTTTTCTTTCCAATCCTTACAGTACTCCGCCGACCACTCCCATGGTTTGCTCTGTTTAATCTTCACCCGGTCTACGCCGCATTTACGACAAGAATTGGCATCCGTGATGGACTTGCATTTGGGGCATTGCATCCCGGTCGAAGGATAGTTTTCCGGGATGATGGCGTAAGAATTATCAAAGTATTGCGGCGTGAGGTACAGCGTGTCCATCAGACTGCCCCACTCTGTGCTCTCGGTGGAATCATCCTCCGCGCCTTTAAGCCATTTGTGGGGATTCAAAAGAAACTCCATGAGATCACTCCGCCCCATCGTGTAATCGGGATCACCGCGTTGTGGTTGCTGCGCGCGGTATTCGATTTGGGTCACATCGGCGCCGATGATTTCGACATTGCGAAAGAATTTCATTTAAAAAATACGGTCGATGATTTCCATCAAGTACGAGAAATTCACTTTCTCCGGGTCTTTGTCGGAGAGTTTTTGAATCACCTCCGCGAAGTACGCAGAGTCCACACCAGTCAACTGGTCCCGCAAGACTTCGATATCGAGCAAGTCCAGTTCGTTGATCTGCATTATCATTTTGATGATTTGGCCGGCGTTGATGGTCCATTGGCGCGCAATGAATTTACGGAGTCGGATCACGGAGCACACCGGATACTTGGAGCCGATGTACCGCAATTCTTTCGTCATTAAAGATTCGAGTGCCGCTTGGCGTAAAACCAATTGCTCATCCCAACTACTCCAAAAGTTGGTACAATGGACGAAATCGTAATTGTCATGTATGGCGCTTGGCTCGCCGTAAAATCGGATCACGATTTGCACCCTGTTGGAAAGGGTGATGGCGTTCGTGGACATGAAGACCGGCCGGTACTTGGGCTTTCCATCCTCGCCTTTCTCATCGTTCGCGAGTGCGGTATCCTCGCTCTCGGTGTACCGGTCCTCGATCCCGCCTGGGGATTGAATGATGGACTCGATATACTTACCCGCCTCTTGCTCCGGGCGACTCTCGAAATATCGGTAGGGTTGTTCCGAGCCTTCCACATTCGCCACACCAGCGGATTTGATGACGATTTTGATTCGATCCGCATCGTCCTCATTCACGTAGATAGGGCACTCCACACCACGTTGCTTTTCGGCGTGAGCCTTAAACAAGGCAACGTAGTACTTCGCGACCGCAAGACACGTCTCCCGGTTGCGGAAATAAATATCGTAGTCGTTAACTTGCTCACGCATGAGCATGGAGGCAATAGCGCCACCAGTGATGATCGAATTCTTAATCACGAGCTCACGCACGGCATCATCGGTGATCGAATTCGCCCACTCGTTAAATTTGGAACACAGAACCTTTTTGATCGTTTTGATTTTCATCGTGTTGGTGGTTGGTTGAGGGTTGCCATGGTTGCCTCGTACGCCGCGCGTTGCTCTGCCTTCCAATCGTGACATATCATCACAATAATACGGCAATACAACTCCTCGCGCGTGATGATGTCACCCATCACGAAAGCGTCTAAGCACCGATGAACAATTGGATCGTTTAAGGCAATGGCTTTAATCTCAGCGGGGATTTGTTCAAGTTTTTGAGGGTTGGGTGTTGCTCTCATGTGAGTTTGCGTTTGACTGCCTGAATGACTTTCACAAATTTGTCCTCGGTGAGATTGGGCGCAGTTTCCGGCACGCCGGCATCCAGGATGTCTTCCCGCCATAACCATTGATTTGCATCATCCCAACTCTTTTTCGTGCCGCGAACGGGTCTGAGGAGATTCCATAATTCGGTTTTCAACGCCTCGCGCTGCGAATCGATTTGCTTTGGGGTTTGTGATCCTGATGCGGGTGTGCCGGATGGACTATGGCACCACGCCGCGATCATTTTCCCGTGCTCAATGGCGATGGGTGTGGTTTTGTCGCCGGGGAAACACTTGCGTAACTCCGGGTGGGAGCACTTGGTGAGGATGATTGTGTGGTTGCCTAAAATCTCCGCGTGGGCTGTCATTTCAAAAATGAAATCATCGGCTTGGATCGGGGAGGTTGCCTCATCCTTCACGATTATAGTCTTGCCATTGCCATCCTTGGTTTGCCGGCTCTTGTATTTCGCACGCAAGCAGACGATCCACGGAATTTTGGACTGGAGCATTCGGAGCATGAATTTGGCATGCTCCATTTTGGGAATGCGCCAGCAATGCAGACCTGGCTTTTGAGTTTTCGCCTCGATCTCCGCCGCCATATCGAGCACGCCGTTAATTCCTTCCCACTCGTGGCTGGCGCTATCAATAATCCCTATGTCTGCGCCGGATACCTCCACCGCATCAATCGCCTCGATATAACGGGCAGGGGAAAACGGTTGCACCAACTCAAGCGTGTCGTATCCACCCTCCAAAACATCTGCGTAGAGAGCCCCGCGGCCGGATTCAGAATCCACCATCACGATTTTACCGGTGGGACCAACAATGCCACGGGCGAGGTAAAGCGACGTGAGTGTTTTACCGCACCCGGATTCAGAATACAAACCAATGAGCGGACGCACCCCCACGCGGGTGGCTTTTTTGATTTGGAGAGTCACAACCGAACATCCTCACGAGGTTTGAGATCGAGGATTTCCGCGCCTTCAATTTCCAAATCAATGCCATCGATTTCTATCTTCCAATCGATTTGGCCGCACGTATAGGTATTTTTGTGGCGTTTCCAGCCTTCAACACTGAAAGCGCGAGCAATATTTTTTGGGCTCCAATGCTTTGCGAATTCACCATAACCTTTTCGGATGGTGATGGATGGTTTGTATGTTGGACCGGCGCTCCAGGTCTCACACATCAAAAGCTGCGGTTTCCATTTCTCAATAAACGCACGGAGTTGGTTAATGTTGCTCTCGGTCCTTACAAGACCATCAAGTACATCACTGAGCGTGTTCGGGAATTCGGTTGGTACCGTTTTTTCCGTTGGGGGGTTTGCGGGAGTTTCCATAAATTATCAATTCGGGACATCTGAGGGGATGAACACGCGATAACCACCACCCCCCGCCTCACGGGTAATGATTTCGATATTGAGAACAGACGCCACCATGAGTGCTCGCTTGCGTTCCGAAATTGTGCCAACAACAAAATCGTTGCCAGCACGGATTTTATCGCGCAATTCCGCGTTGGACATCATTTGGGGTTTCTGTTTTTTCTTCGACATGGACCGACAATAGACCACGAGTGAATTTTGTCCAGACATTTTTCACTTTTTTCTTGCAATCAAAAACAGGCTTGGTAAAACAAGAGCGTGACGGTCCAACCGAACACTCAATAATTTATGCCCATCACAACTCCCGGTCTCGGCGCAGCCCAAGCCAATGGTTTCACTTTCAAACGCGTGCGGTGCTCTTTGGGAGCGGCACATGTTTATCACAGGCATCAATGTTTATGTGGTCACGTCGATCCGAAATACGCGAGCCTATTTTGCAGAGTTTGCGGCAAACCAAAAACTTTCTGCGTCTGCAAGAAATGAGTTGGCCAAAACCAGGAACGACTTTGCTTATGAGGTTACTTGCCAAAAGGCGTGTGCTTCGCAATGGGTGCTGGAAATGGACTGGCTTGAATACTTCGGCACAAAAGAAGCATCACCCAAATAATTTGATTTATGGTCAAATCAAAATTGGGTCCAAAACTTGCACAGTGCATCGTGCATCATGGTTCGCCCACAAAGGTAAAATTCCGAATGGTAAAAACGTTCTGCATAAATGCGACTTCTCATTATGCTTTAATCCCCGCCACCTTTTCTTAGGAACACAACTTGACAATATGCGCGATTGCGTCTCGAAAAATAGACTTGCTCGTGGCACAAAAAAGTGTCGCGCTAAACTGACTGACGCCAGGGTGCGCCTTATGCGCGCTCTTTATGTGCCGCATAGTAGAAAATTTGGGTCTCGCGCATTGGCTCGCCGATTTGGAATAGGAAAGAGCTTGGCCGGTGATGTAATTCGTGGAAATCGCTGGAAACATGTCAAATAAACAAGAATTATCTGAATCCGATCTTGAAATTAAGCGCACCAGTTGGCAGCAAATTCGGGAGATCATCGGAGATAATTCACTTTCGGATTTGGAAAAGTTACGCCGATGCCGCAACGTATCGGCGATTTACGCGGCTCTTACGGGAGACAATTCGCTGTTCCCGCCAAACATCCGCGAGGAGCAAAGAAAAACATTGACCTGGTTGAAAGTGAACGCAGAAAAGATTGAAAAAAGAAAAGCCGCACGCGCACGCGATGAGGCAAGAGGGCAAAACCTGCTTTGTTGATTATGGGATGGACTAACGAACAATTCTTGAGATATGAGACAAGGCGGGCACCAAAAAAACCATTCGATCCGACCGGATGCAAGGATGAGCGCGAATTACACAACCAAATTTTTAACGAATGTCGTAGGCGTGGATGGATTCCTTTGCACGGTTCAATGTCTGAACGCACACATCGAACGGAAGGAGAGCCGGATTTTACAATCATCGCCCAAGGCAGAGTTATTTTTATTGAGGCTAAAACTGCCACTGGAAAACTTTCAATCGCTCAACAAGGCATGATTACACATGCAGCTAAACTTGGAATTACGATCCATGTAATAAGGAGTTTTGAGGACTTCATAAAAATATGCGACTCGTGAATTTGCGTAACAGAAAATTCGGCCGCTTAACTGTAATTTCCGAGTGTGGTCGATGTAAAAATGGACGTGCTAAATGGAAATGTATTTGCAAATGCGGCACAATTAAGGTTTGTAGGTCTAACAACCTTTTAACTGGAAATACGACTTCATGCGGTTGCTTTCATCTCGAAAGACTAAGATGTGCTCCATTGAAACATGGAGAGTGTTCAACTCGAACGCGAGAATATAATGCTTGGCGAGCCGTCCTCTCCACCCCATCCGCTCAAAAGATAAAACGACATGAGTGAAAGTTTCAAATGCCCGTTCTGTGCTTCCAGGACTGGTTCTGAGGTAAAAGACTCCCGCGCGTACGAAACTTGGATTCGGCGGCGCCGTAAGTGCAATGCGTGCGGCAAATCCTATACCACGTACGAGGAGGTGAGATTGAACGAGGAAGACGAGCTGGAAAGAATAAAACCCGGAGATATTTTAGCTCTCCGGGCTCTCGCTACCGAGATTTTAAAAAGGACCGAGCCTTTTACGGTTCCACCTCAAACTCCGGGGGTGTGTTGCCCGCCAACACCGCGGCCTGGTGGGCATCCGCCCATTGCATAGCAGCATCCTGTTGCGCCTGGGTGATAATACCCTTGCTAAACAAGGAGGCGATGAGGGTCTTGCCATCCTGGTAAACTTGCTCAACTTCAGGAGCGGCTTTTGCGGCGAGGGACACAAGGCTTATAATTGCAGTTAATTCCATAGTATTACGGGGGTATTTTGAATTGGGTTTATCTATGACTACTCATTACAATAATTAAAACAGGACATCCCGCAATGAAAAAGATTTGCCTCACACAAGGACAATTCGCGCTGGTAAGCAACCGTGATTACGCTCAACTGCGCCAGTTTGATTGGCAAGCTGTCAAACGGGTAAGTGGATTTTCTGCCACCCGTAGCGTAAAAACAAAAATGGTGAATGGAAAACGCAAATCCAAAACGCTTTACATGCACCGAGAGATATTATGTGTTAGAAATGGGTTGGAGGTTGACCACCGAAACGGGAATCCATTGGATAATCAAAGAAGGAATTTAAGAATCGTAAAACACGCCAAAAATTGCCGTGGCTTTCTCACTAATAGACCAAACAAAACATCCAAATATAGAGGGGTGTCTTGGCACAAACAGCAACGAAAATGGCGTGCGCGGGTTTATTTTGAAGGAAAAGATTACTATGCTGGATTGTTCAATTGTGAAAGAAAAGCCGCTTTGGCGTATGATTCCAAGGCGGCAAAATTAGGATTCTTTCGAGAGGCTTTGAATTTTCCTTTACTGAGACGGCGGCAATAACTGAGACTGCACCACCGGCACGAGCCTTTGGATTTCAGCCAATACGTTTTGCAGGGTGGAAAGATTTGCCGGGATCGGATTCACCTTATATGCCGCCCGCGCCAGTGCCCACCGGTGATCGATATCCTTCACCGTTGGCCGGATGGCATCGAGCGCCGGTTTGACTTTGGGGCTCAACTTTGCCACCTCTGCCCGGTTGTCCCGCTCAAACTTGAGAACGCCGTCTATTGCGTCGTACGCGAGCCTGTACGAGGCATCAGCGACGTAAAGGGCAGGATCGGGCGCTTGGGTGGGCACAAACACGCCAGAGGCGCTATTGGTGCCTGGAGCGTAAGCGCCACCGTTTTCCAGTTGGGTGGTGCATCCCGCCTCCATGCCGGCGATCAGGAGGGCGGAAATGAGCAAAGTTGCGGGTAAGAGAAAGATTTTCATGTGCCGGATTATCCACCGGTTGTGGGCGGTTGGCTAGGAGATTTTCTAATGAATTCAGTAGCCCCCTCCGGGCTCATTACCTGTGCCACCGGTTTGGCGTCGGTAGTTGCCGGGAGCACAGTGCCCACCGGAAGACTGTCCGCGGCTTGTTGCTGTATCGCCTTGGTGGTGCTCCCCTTGGCTCCAAAGTAAACGCCGATGATTGCCGCCGCCAAGCCACAGGCTAATTCAATCGTATCACTCGCGTTCACAAATTGGGCGAGGCGTGTGGCGCCATGGGCCGCAGCAGCCGTGCCGATCAACTTAAGTGCCGTCTTGATGGCGTACGATTGAAGGGGGGTTAATTCCGGTGGGGTAAATGGCAGTTTCATTTGTGTGGTGCAATGAATTCAAAGTAGAACTTTACCGCAATCCATGCCCCGGTGGCAATATACATCGCGGCCTGGAGTTTCGCGTTGCTTTTTACAAGTCGCTTTACCTGGCTCTCCATCCATTTCATGCGAATCTCGATGCTCGCCTGTTCGGGAGTGCCGTTCAAAATCTCTTTCATTTGAGATACAGTTTTCAAAATTCCCTCGCTTTCGAGATGTGATTTGATATGGCCGGTTTGCAGGTAGAGGTACTCGTCCCTCTCCGTCGCCGTCATCGCCATGAATCGTTTTAGTTTATCAAATGTATCAGTTTTGGGCTCGCTCATTGTATGGGGTTTTTATTGCACAGTGGGTGGATTCCAAAACGGATATTTCCGGTAGAAATAACTCTCCACATTGGTGAGTTGGGTGTTGGAAAGGTTGGTATTCAGGATCAGGATTTCCGCGACGTTGTACGTACCGATCATGTTCACCTTGGTATTATCTCCAAACACAATCCATTGCGATGGGGTTGGATTGCCGGCGTTCCCACTGACCGCTACCACACCATTGCTCCGCATGACCGAGCTGACTCCGTTTCCCAGGCAGGCGTAGAGCGTCCAGGAGGCCTGACGGGCGGCGGTGAAGGTAAGTCCCGAACCGGCGAAGAAAGAGGACACCTGTCCCATCTGCGCCGGATTGATCGCAAACCGGGTGCCGGCAGTGGCATCGATCACATTTCCTCCCGAACGGCCGTAGTACATGACAAAGCCCCAGATTTGTCCGGAGAGCGCCGTGAAGGCGGGTGATTGCAGCCAGTTGGCCCCGTTTTGAATCGAGCAACAAGTCACGTTGAAAGGCGCGCCTTGAGGTGAATGCCAAACGTTCACCATGGCGGTGGTCGCGTTGTTGGTCAGGGTGGTGACCGTTCCGGATAATTCATTCCACCCGCGCATGATCGATCCGTCAACTACTGGAACCGTCAGGGTTTCATCCTGGAAGGCTCCCCGCGAGGCATCCACCCACAATTTCACCACTCCGGGAAATGCGTTGGTGGGATTGAAAGACGCGGTGGTGTTGCTGCCGGCTGGAGTCGGGTCAAAGAAAGTGTTTAAGGTGACGTTGGTATCCAGTGGTCCGAACGAAGAAAACTCCATCCGGGCGGAGTAACCCATGGGAATGAAATAAACCGGAGGTTGCACCCGCCAGTTGGTGGCAAACCCACTGAACGCCACAATGCGACCGTAGTTGGTCCAGGGGATGGTCACGTTGCACACGCGAGTGGTGTTCACGAGCCCCCAGTTGGTGGCGAAATTGAAGTTTATGACGTTACTGGACGTGGTGAGGGTCGCTGCGGGAAACGCGAAATCGACATAGAAATTGGTGCTGTTAGCGAACGCGGTCAGGTTGGTCATGGCCAGGTCGATGCTGGTGCCGCCCCCGCCCCCGCCTCCGGTGGACGCAATCACCACGTTGGTTCCCTGGTCGGTCAATGTGACGTTAGCTCCCGCGCTCAGTGATTTTATAGAGGCTATGGGGGAGTTGGATGACTTCACCATTGTGAGGCGCGTCGCGTCCACGTTTAGGCTGGCGTTGGTGATGCTCAACAGAATGTCGGTCAGGTTCTTGCCGCTACCCACATGACCACTCAGCGGGTCCAGCAGTGGATTGCCCGCCATATCCAAAACCTGTCCCGCTCCCGATGAGTTGTTGAGGACGATGTTCCCGACGTTGGTGATGTTGTCCCCCGTCTTGCCAGCCATCCGGTCCATCAACATGAAATACGTCTCAATCTCGGCGGTGCCGTACGTGGTGATGTTGCCGAGTGGATCGATAACCACGTTGTTATTGCGGTCGTTGATGGAGCCATTGGCCCCCGCGTCATTGATGACCAAAGGACTGTTGAGATTGATGAGCCCAGCGCCGTTGTCCCACAGGTTGGCTACCTGCACCTTTGCCATGTCCACCTCAGGACCAATGATGGTGCCGCTCATGGTGCCTCCAGTTAATGGGAGGTAGATGCTTGAAAGGCTCGGGATGTCGCCGGAAACGAGAGATCGAAACGTGGGATCAGCCGACCCCCCGGAAGTTGGACCGGCGAAAACCTTATTCGCGTTTTGGGCATCGAGCGTGTACGAAAGTGCCGGATCGGTGGTTGGATTCGCAACCGTCGTTGTGAACAAAGGAGAGAGATCACCCGATGAAAAGTTGGTGACGGTGCCAGTGCCACCAATCGGCGGGAGATCAGAAATATCAATTGCCCGGAATGCGGGAAATCCCGCGCCACTTGTGGGGCTCGCAAAAAACAAATGCGAAGACTGCCCAATGGGGCTGAATGTCACGTGCGGGTATGTGGTGGGGGTGGTGACCGAGGAAGTAAATAGCGGCGCGAACGATCCCATGGAGAAATTACTTACGGTCCCGCTCCCGGGCGCATTGTTTGAAATGCCTAAATAAGCGCGGGCCTGGGGCGCATTTGGTTGTTGGAGAAATCCGTTGATGAAATAATTGTATTGTTGTCCGTACGATCGGAACGCGAGCAACACCAAAAGAGGTAATATTTTTCGCCACATAATTTTATGGTTCTGGGATTATCCAATGGGCACCACATCGAACATACTCCGTGGGATTGTAATCATCCCAACTCACCGGAGGCTGATTCGTTGTGACTATCAGATACCAATCGGTGAGATTTGTCGATGCTTCAACGTCAAACGCGATATTGTCTGCGGGAATTGGAATGGCGTAATCCCATGTTACACCATGGTGGAATAGTGGACTCGGGTCAATTGATACCTGCTGATGACCACCAGAAACGACAATGTTGCGATCGATGGGGGCGGTGGGTTTTTGGGTGGCACACCCGTCTAAAATCAAAAGGACTGAAATCCATTTCAGCATTAGTCGCCTTGAACCTCAGTTTTGAACAGAGTGGAGCTATTTCCGGCGCCCGTGCTTTGATTCGTGAAGATGAACGATGCACCTTGGGGAATCCACCCTATTAACTGCCTGAAATCACCTGTGTCAGCGATTGTGGTTGCTGTCGTGGTGTCGGCTTGGGTGTTGGTTGACGTTCCAACAATCCATAATTGCATGGAGGCGGCGCCTGATACCGCTGCTTTTACGAGGGATATGCTCGCCGCCACCCGGATAGGGCCAGCATACGTGTTCACGTTGGTCGCTCCACTAACATAGTTGCTCAATGCGATGAATCCGTGGTTGATGGGCACCTCCACATTAAACACGCCATTGCTTAATTCCATCTTGTTGACGTGGCCAACTTGAAAATTGATTCGGGATGTACTGGCGTCACTCCCCTCAGGCTGGCCAACATTAAGCGTGGTGTTATTGGTTCCATTTCCGGATAATGAAAAGTTGGTGGCAATCTGCCAAGTGTCGTAGAAGCTGTTTGCGCCAAGATAGAGCACTCCAAAATTCTGGAATGGCTGGCCAAAGGTTCCCAAGTTTACGATGCCCACCCCGGCGCCGTTGTTGATCGTGAAAACATTGTTATTGTTCGCGTCATTCGTTACTCCCGGCTGGAGTTTCATGCTTCGGTAAGTCCGGGTATTAAGATTGAACTTTTGCAGGTTAGTGCTGCCAACCACAGAAAAAGTATCCACTGCGCCACTGCCGGAAAGCACCGATGCGAAGTTTATCGTTCCTTCAAGCCCGTTGTTGGGATCGTAAATATCCTGCACCGTGCTTGCCCAATCCCCGCTACCAGCAACAATGTTGGTGCTCAAAACACTGTGCTCTGTGGCGTAACAATCCCAGGTTATGCGCTGAATGAATCCTCCGTCCGGTGGACCAACGATTCCATTCGAGCATCCCGTGGTAACTGTGTGCCCCATGTGGATGGCGTGTGTGCCTCCAGGGAAATACCATCCTGCGAAAGACATCCATGAACGCGAGTCCGCAACATCGGAATGCTCATTAAGCATGTAGTTGGTGGCGTATCCTCGAACGTCGGTGTTTATGATTTCCGAAATAACCCAGTTGTTATTTTCCGGCATGATGATCCCAAAACCGCCATTGGTGGGAGCCGATTGATTGCCGCCTCCTGTTCCGGTCTCCACCACACAATCCTTAATCGTTGCTTGGGCTACCTTGCTCAAATTCAGTGCGGTAGTTGTGGGATTGTCGTACGTGCGAAAATCAATGTTATCGAAACGGAGATATACCGCAGTGTTGTTCACCACCGATCCGGATGGAGCGCCACCCGCAATGATAGAATAAAGGTTATTGGTGGGAACGCGCGTGGAAAGGATGGTGCAATTATTCGTTGGAGCCGGAACGGTGTTGGTGTTCCAAATCGTGTTCAGTGTCGGCTTGGTTACACCTTCAAACCAGATGCAAACAATCGGGTTGGTGGAAAGGTTACGCGCTGGCACATGCAATTGAGCAAAGTTGGTGAGGCTCGCCGAACCCGGAGCGGCCGTGAATTGGCCATTGATGAAATACACCTTGTTTTGGAGAATGATTTTTCCGCCCGTGTTCGTTATTGAATTTATCGCGTTCTGAAACGCGGTGGTGTCGTCCGTCACACCGTCTCCTACCGCTCCGAAACTTTCCACCGAAATAATTCTTTGGAAAAGCGCGTTGGTGGGAACGGACACAATCGGAGAATAATTTGATCCACCAACTTGGGAGCCAATCGTGGTGACCAGTTGAGTTTGGGTCACCAACGATTTCGGATTCGCGGGATTGGTGTTTCCCACAATCGTATTCGCCGCCGCATTGACGTTGAATTGATTGGTGTCAAACGATCCGAAAGTGGGAGTCGCCGCGCGTGACGACAACGTGACCAAGAATGCGAGGATGACTAAAAATGTTTTCATTTAATTCCACGTGTGGGTAGTAGTGTTCCACCCAAGCGACGGCAGGTTGCCGGTGGGATCATAAGCCCAAGCCGGCTGATTTATGTTGGAAGGGTTTGCTGGAGTGCCGCTCGTGTAGGTCACAAGTTGGAGACCGCCAGTGCCACCACCTCCATTCTGGAGAATCTGGCAAAGCAAATATGCTTTCACCATCTCCAGTTGTTTTTCACTGAGGCACTGAAAACAGGATGCGGATTGGGCTAGTGTATTTGGGTCGCAACTCAATTTAGCCTCCCAGTATTTGGCACAAGAGGTAAACTTGCACCATGGATAATTGTTGTTCGCTCAACGCCTGGAACGGACCTGCGGCAGTGACGAGCGCGTTGGGATCGGTGGAGGCACCTGCAATTACGGCGAGGGCGTACGCCTGAACCATTGCCAGTTGCTTCGCGTCGAGGCACTGAAAGCAACTGGCTGATTTGGACAGGTCATTTGGATCGCAAGCCATCGCTTAATCCGGTTTGTCCAGTTTCGCGAGCGAGCACCGGAGGAAAAGGAGCAATTGCAATTGCAGCTCGATTCCCAGGCACTCATAGCACTTGGCTTGCGACTTCAAAACATTCGGGTCATACGACATGGAGGCACCATCATCAATTGCATTGTCGATGGAAAGCACCACGTTGATTTGCCGGCGTTGATCCTTTGGGATCACCTGGTATTGCTTCGCGTCCTGTAGCAACGCGTTGAGATTGGTGGTGTAATCGGAGCCACCGGAGGCCGCGAGGTTTTTGACGCGCGCCAAAATCTCGATGGAATTCAAATCGATCTCACCGAGGCACGCGCGCTGAAAACATTTCGAGCGGGCAAGCAATACGTTGATATCGCAAGTTGTTGTTTGTTCGGTCGGCATAACTTAATAACCTCCATCACTGGTTTCAGGCATCGCCTCATCCATCGCCTCCATGCTATCGGAAGGCTCATCAGGCTCACCCGGTTTCTCTGGCGCGTACTCCACCTGCATTTCCCCTGTCTCCGGGTCAACGGCCTTAACTCGCAAAACAATTTCGTCACCCGGTTTCCAGACCTTGCCACCACCCAATTCCTTCGGCAAAAATGCCGTTGGCTGTTCCGAATCATCAGGAGCCGGCGCCGATTCAGGCGTGGGACTTTCCTCCATTGGAGAGGAGGGTGCCGCGGAAGACATGGAGGACATCGCCGCCATCTTCCGGCGCATCTTGGGTTCGGTATAAGGTCTCATATAAAACTCAGACAAAACGGCAGCGGGCACCGCACGCCCCGCAAAAAACGTGCGATGCCCGCCCCAATCAGCTTACGAGATTACCGGGCAAACCGGATTCACGTCGCTGTAATCCTGGACCACGTATCCCGGAGCGGTGGTGCAAGGAACGTTATCCACCACACAACCAGGTTCGCGCAAGTGAAGGATGGGCGCCGTCCACTCGGGATATTCAAACCGGAAACCCGATTCAAAATCCGCCCACCAGAGGCCTTGGTTGCGCGCCTTGTTGTCGATCACGCAAGTGACACCAGTCTTTGGATCGGTCACCACGATGGTGTCCGATTGGGGACCGGTGAAATTCCACTTGCCGCCCAAATCGCGCGTGAGGAAAGGCATCTCCGGGTGAACCGAGACCAATTCGGGCACCGCGCGTTTCATCGCCTCGGGGTGCCACACCGGGGAGTATTGAATCGGCGCATTCACCCAGGCCGTATTGAATTGCGGCTTGATCCCGATGGTTGCCGCGACATTCACATAAGGCCACACCCGCACGAGTGTTCCTTTCCCGTCGTTCTTGGGATAGAAACGAGCCGGGAAATTGTCCCACGCGATGCCGTAATTTCCAATCGCCTTGGACATGCCGTACTTGAACAGCTCGCCACCCTTGGTGAAATCCTCGAACTTGAAATTCGAGGTGAGCGCCGGGTTGCCTTCGATCAATTGCTGGCTCGTGATCGGGTCGGTGATGAGTTTGAACATCCCGTTCGGCACGTACTTCGATTTGAAATATCCGTTGCCCTGGAGCGGTTCATAAAAACGCTGGAGGTATTGGATCGTCAAATTGGAAGTCGGCAACAGCGAGTCGCTGCCGAGGACGATGGTGGCCATGCCGCCCGTGAAGTTGGAGGGCGAAAGCGACACCGTTTGGCGAGCCGCGCCACAGATGTTCAGCGTGGGCGAGAGCATCAGCGAATTGCGCCGGATGTAATCGCTCCAAATCATCTTGGTCAAATCCTTGATCCCTTTGATGATCTCCGCCAATTGC